TGAAGACCGGGATCGAGGGACAGTAACGGGCGGGGTTAAGGGCAGAGTCGGCGGGCGAAGAGGAGGCGGTTTTCTGGCTGGCCGGTCGGCACCGGCACCGTCACCCGTCACCCGGCACCGTCACCCGGCACCGGCGAAACGGAAAGTGGCGTAACCTTTACAGATTACGCCACAGTGGCCATCCAGATACCGCTTGCGCGGTTTTCTATGTATGGGAGTTTACTTTGTCACGTAATGAAGCTCCCTCCATGAGTTAGCAGAGTGATGAACGGCAAGGGCACCGTCGGCACGGGCGGCAGACAGATACCCAAAGCCGGGGCGTTTCCTTTCGGAAAATTTCCAACCGGGGCGGGACGCTATGCACGCTTCTTTGTCGGCCTGCTCCCATCCCCTTTCCTCTTCTATGGCTTCAATCCAAGCGTTGATTGCGGCCTGCTCTTGCCTGCTCCAATACCAGAACGAGCGGAAAGCCAACCGGCACCCGGTGAAGGCGCGCTGGTATGGGTTTCCGTTCTTTGGAAACACCGTCTTTGTCGCGTCGGCCGAAAGGCGGAACGTTGAACGGTGGCGGGCGGAATGACAGATCACGCTCTTATGGTTTGGGAAATGAAATGCACAGTCTCTTAATGTTTTCATGATGGTTTGATGGGTTAGGGTTTAAGCGTCAAGAATTCCCGCGTCTTGTAAACCGTTGAAGGCCTGCTCTTGCAAGTCTTCTCCGGTATCCGGTGAAGAAAGCACAAGCTCCCAAGTTTCCACAGTGCCACCTTTACGTGATGCACGGAAAAGCCTTTCCTCCGTTTCAAAGTCTGCCGTGTTTTCCTGCTCATCCACCGGCACCCATAGCGAAGCGTCAAAACTTGCATAGGGGCGGGCACCGGTGAAACCGGCAATGGCGATACAATCTTGTCCGAGCTTGTCGGCAAGATAGGAGAGGCCAACTTGCCAATCATCAGGAAGGCCGACGCGCGCCGATAGGCACGTTTCCGCGCCGTCGTCGCAAGTGGATTCTTGCAAGCGGTAGGTTAGAATTTCAAAGCCTTGAATGCGTAGCTCATTCAAGGCCGTTTCCGGGTGAATTTCCCCAAACTCTTTCGAGCTTAGGCCGATGTTTATTTCCAGTGTTTTCATGTTCTTACTTTTTCTTACTTGTTTCCTAAAAGGCCGTTGAGGCTTAGACTTTTCCATTCTTGGAAAGTCAACTCCGTGCTGTGGATTTTATTCCAAGCGCGAAAATTTTCTTCTGAATAGCGTTTCTCTGATGCTCCATTGATACCTAAAATAGCCATGGCTATGACTGCCGAAAAAATGCCAGAAAGGCAAAGCTCCGGTTTCCAACTTTCAATAATCTCTCTTATTTTCATGTGTAAAGCGTGCCCTTGTTTGCGGGCACGCGGACAAGGTAGAAAAGGAAAGGCACCGGCACAAGCTTTTTTCATTTTATTTTCAGATACCAACATGCGACAATTTTGTCGTATTTCATGCGTCCATTTACTACGTTTCTAGTAAATAGAACATGCGACAATTTTGTCGTATGTCATTTGATTGAAACAAGCGTTTCAATCTTTGGATTGAAGCGGGCACCGGGCACCGGCACCGGCGGGCACCGGCACCGGGGCGGGGGGTATGGGGTGGGTTGAAGGTTCCCCGGCACCGGCACGGGCACCGGTGGGGGGGCTTCCCGGGCAGAATCGCCAGCGCGGGAGGTCGCCAGCGGTGGGCGCACAAATACAGAATCTCGATTTTCTCAATCGACCCCTACCTGACGTATCCGTCAACTACCCCACTATACCAACCCGTCAAACTTTTTTCTTGACACATCCGTATGCCCAGCCTACGACTGCCCCCGACATGAACAACGAACCAGAAATACAACTACCAGAACCCCCGACCGGCCACACGTGGCAATACCGTGGCATGGGGTGGAACCCCGGACGGGAAATCGCAGGATACTTGACGGTGTGGGACGAACTCCGGGGTGATCCGGCGTATCGCCCCTACGCCACCCCCAACGGCCTCGCCGACTACCACTACTGGGAAGCTGTGGCTTCCACCTCCGACATCCCCCTCATCGAGAAACTCTGCACCGAGCTGGATGCAGCGCAAGGGATCGCGGAAGCGTTGGAGAAGGAAGTCGAGCTGCTAAAGATGGAGCTGAACACCTACAAATCCATCTACAAAAACGAGACTAGCCGTGCCGACGGGATGGCTGCGCTTCTGATTAAATGTTGCCACAAAATTGATTCCAACTTCGCTGCTGATCCCATGGTCGCGAGGTTGCCGGACATGATCGAGCAACTGAAAAAAGAACGCGACAACTGGGAGGCGACCGCAACGGATTTCAACAAAGCGCGGGAATACTATCGCGACCTAGTCATCCAGTGTGGGCAAGCCATCGGGAAAGCCGCATACACCAGCGACGATGGCACCACGCAGGAGGATGTGTTGTGCGCCAAGGTGCCGGGGTTGGTGAAGGCGATGTGCGACCCCGCATTGGATGTGGTGAGACCCCACCCTGAACCCGATTACGCCGCCGAGGCGAAGAACATCCTCCAGAGATATTTTGGATGTTACGCGGACATCCGCGACACTGGGCTTGACATCTTCGTCGATCTCATCATTAAAGCAGCAAAGCAATAAATCTATGAACGCAATAGCAGAAATAACAAACTCGGCAACAACATGGTCCGAAGCCTTCGCCCTCGTTGGAACGGTCTTCGGCTTGGCCACAATGATGTGGGTAATGAACAGATAACAACTCTATGAACGCAACAAGAAACAAACTGCTCAACGCAGCAATCACCCGATACATGAACAACGGAGACGAGCAAATCAATCAGCTTGTGGATCGTCAGTTCAATCGCCCCAATCGCCACGGTTATCGCCAACACCGCCGGATCAATCCCAAGCGGCAGTTGAAGAAGCTCATCCTCAAATTCGGGCTGGTATGAACGTCATCAAAGTCATCCAAGAAGTGCTGGAGGAAAACGCTTTCATCCAAGGCGAAGACCCCTTCGATCCGAACGTCACCTTCCAAGAGTTGAACATGGACAGCCTTGACATCACACGTTTTGTGATCGAGGTCGGTCAACGTCTTGGGATTGAGATTGACATCGAGAACGTGTGGCCTACCACTATCGCCGAGCTGGTGAGCCAGATCGAAAAACAGATAGCATGAACAACACCACATTCGGAGACCAGCTCCATCGCGTGCGGATTGCAATGGGGATCACCCAGAAGCATCTGGAGCATGTCTGTGGTTTTGGCCCCGGCACGGTCTCGCACTACGAGAACTACCGCCGCGAGCCATCCACCACAGCGTTACGCAAATTACGCCGTGCGCTGGGCTGTTCGTGGGAAGATCTTTTGGGAAAGTAATATGGACCGCTACGAGCAAGAACAAATCTTCATCCGTGAGGTTGACAAGCGCATCGACCAGATTGCCGACGAGTTCGATCTGGATGCTTTTTTCGTGCTGGGCTACCTCGCCCGCACGATGCACCGGATTCAGACCGATCTGGATTTCGAGGAGGACATGGAACAACTTGAAGACGAAGATGACTGAACTCTACCAAAATCTCGACAAGAGCCTGAAGTTCGTGTGGATACACACGCCTTGGATGGTGAACCACTGGACCGACCACCTCGGCAGCATCCGCTACGAGGAGATCTACGAATGGCTGTGCGACCGCTATGGCCGTGGCCGGTGCCCCATCGGGCGCAACGACGGCAACTGGATGATAGGTTCCGCCACCGTGCGCGGCCACACATGGATCGGCTTCGAGACCGAGGCGATGATGAACGAATTTCTGGAGGAGTGGAGATGAGCAGATGCACCAAGAAAGGAGGCACCCTTGCGGAAGCCTGCAAAGCCATCTTCGCCTGCGTCGAGCCGGGCCGCGTCAATCCGTGGTTCTGCTACCAGTGCGAGAAGTGCAGTCAATATCACATCTGTAAGGAACCGAAATAACATGAACCACGACCCCGTCAACCACCCCACCCACTATTGCTCTCACCCCTCCGGCATTGAGGCAATCACCATCACCCGCGAAATGTCCTTCAACGTGGGCAACGCTTTCAAGTATCTCTACCGCTGCGACAAAAAAGAGAACACGATGCAGGACATCAAGAAGGCGATCTGGTATATCGAGGACGAGATCAAACGGCGCGAAGGCTTCCGCTGGAAGTTCATGCGCGAGGACCCGTCCTATCTCCCGCGTAACGACGGACCTACATCCATCAAGGCCGTGCTGAGTTGGGAGTCACGCTTCTCGGGCTTCTTGGGTTTGGCTTTGAACCACCTCTACTGCGCCCATGCTTCGCCACGTTCCGTCGAGCCGTTGAAATCCGCGCTTGAAACCTGCAACCACATACTGAAGGTTTGGGGATGAATATCACCGGCGCAATTACCTAACCAAAATACCGACATGAACATCACCGGAGCCATCGCCGCCATCAAGGCGTTCACCGAAGCCGTCAACGGGAATGTGGTTTCCCCTGACGAAGTCTTCCGCCGCGCTACCATCTGCGCTAAGTGCCCTATGAAACGGCGCGTGACAGGCGCACCGTCCAAGATTTCTCGCTATCTCGGAGTGCTGGCCAACAAGCATCGCGTTCCTGCGGATCTCAACGGCCAGAAGTGCGGCGTGTGTGGTTGCTCCTTCATGCTGCTCATCCCTGCCACAGAAGATGATCTCCACAAGGACTCACCCGAAGAAGCCAAAAAACGTCCCGACAAGTGCTGGATGAAAAAGCTTGACACGTCCGTCGATAAGTCGTAATTCTCCCGCGCAGATCATTTGGTAGTGTTCGTGCGATGTGTGGCCCCTGCCGAGGAAACCCCTTGGCGGGGGTTTTCTTTTGTTGTTGACTTTTCTACTAACGTCATTCAGCTTGCCGTCGCTATGAGTGCATTATTCAGAATAATCCAACGTATCGAGGCGAGACTTCGCCCCGCCGCCGTCGTAGCTACCGCAAACACCACAGTAACCCGCGATCAGGCTTGGAATGAAGTCGTCGTGAGTAACAAGGCCGCTACGGGAGCTGTAACCTTCGCCCTCCCTGCCGCAGAGCGGGGAATGCGAGTAACCGCTATCGTGCAAGCCGCGCAAGAGCTTCGCCTTGATCCCAACGGGACCGAGACCGCTGCCCTTGCCAACGGCGTGCAACAAACAGCAGGGAAATACATCGTTGCCGACGCAATCGGTGAAACGATCTCCTTGGTCTGTCTCACTCCCGGAACTTGGGATGTTGAGAACCACAACGGAACTTGGACCGCACAAGCGTAAGCCATGCTCGAAATCGTCAGGGGCCGTTCTTGGCAACAAGACTTTACCGTTCTCGATAATGAGGACGGCCCCATGACTGATCTCTCGATCTTCGACACAATCAAATCTCAGATTCGAGAAAAGGACGCGGTCAAGAATAAGGTCACAGGCATTTTTGAAAATGCCCTCGTTGTTGACGTTAGCGTTTCAACCGAAGACTCTGTTCTCACCCTTTCGCTGACCCGCGAGCAGACCTTGGCACTGAAAAACAGTATCTATCAGATCGACGTAATCGGGAGCCTCGACGAGAGCGACGAACCGCTTCTTGATACCGAGCCAATCGCTGTGAACAACCGCCCCACTTTGCCATGACACCTCACATCGACCCACTCCAACCTGTCCTCGGATACATGCTTGCGGCGGCTTCGTCGGGAATCATGTGGCTTGCTGAAACCGTGCCCGCTCACGCACCTTGGCTTCAGGTCGGCGGGACGGCGGGGCTGATCGGCGGACTTTCCTACGGGTGCATTACCCTTTGGAAATCATTGCAGGAACAACGCAGGGAGTTTACCGCCGAACGTGCGGCGTTCATCAAAGCCAAGGACGATCTCGAAAAAGAAATTCGAGACGATTGGAAGGAACAGAACAATAAGCTCATCACGGTCTTAAACAAAATCGACGACAAAAATTAACGCCATGCCTGAGTCATACACATCCGGCCCGAACAGGGTCATCATTCGCCACAAGGGGCCCGCAGGAAAAGGTATCCCTACCGGGGGAAGTGCGGGCCAGATCCTCGTCAAATCTTCTGGCACCGATTACGCGACCGAATGGGTCGAGGCACCTGACGGCACGGATGCTGTGGTCTTCGGCGGAACCGCTCCGGTCAACGATGAACTCGTTCTCTTTAACGGCACCACCGGCAAACTGGTCAAGCGCAGCTCAATCCCTGCCTCCTCGCTGGCCTTTGTCGCCGACCTCGCTAACAAGGTCGATGTTGACGGTGCCAAAGTTCTCTCCGCAAATGATTTTACCAACACGCTGAAAACCAAGTTGGACAATCTCCCCGCCGCTGGGTTTTTCCGTGGCAACTTTGCGAACATCGCAGCGGTCAACGCTTTCTCTTTTAGCCCTGTTCCTGCGGTCGGTGATTACGTCACAGTCGCCGGACCGGCCTTCGCTCGCTACTGGTGGAACCCAAACGGCACCCCGGCATGGGTTGTTGAGACAGTCCCTTACACCCCGGACGCAGCCGACCTTGCCGACATCCTTTTTGATGACGGTGAGACGTGGACACTCGCAGGGAACATCATGTTTACCCCGGCGTATCTTGCGCTCCTCAACGAGCATGAGACGACCATCACCAACCTCGGTTTAGGAACAAGCTCCTCCACGCCAAAAGGCTACGCCAGCTATTTCAGCATCGCGGGGCAGACCATCGTGATTAGCACCATCTCGGACGGCACGAACAACTTCGTTGTGGTTAATCCTGCAACAGCGGTGTCCGGCACCAGCAATGAGTTTACAGGGGGCACAGGCTCGTTGGGCAGGCTCCAATACACCGGAATTATCACCCCAAGGATTTTCAGTGTTCACGCCACGGTATCCCACTCCGGCGGTGCGAGTGATCTTGCGCTTTTTGCTGTTGCAAAAAACGGGGCAGTTATTTCCGAAAGTCGGACACTGAGCGAAGTCAAAACCGTTGCTGAAGTCCATCAAGTAAACGTGACAGCTCTCGTATCCCTAGCCACCAACGACTACGTCGAGATCTTTGTCGCTAACACATCCTCGACCGATGACTTGAAAGTTCATGCGTTGAACATTTCTGTATCGCTTGCATAAATTATCTTGACACGTTCGTCAAAGGGTGCTTTTCTGCGTCAGGCACTGCTTACCAACCAACAAAAACTATGACTGCTATATCCAGCTACATCCGCCATTTGATTGTCACTGCTGTCCTCTTGCTCATCGAGCGAGCCAAGCTACCTGTCGAGGGGGCCGAAGACGCAGCTAACGCTATTGCCTTACTCGCTATTGGAACAGCCACATGGGCGGTTGTCAAATACGCGCCTGAACTTGCCAAGCGCATTGGCATACTTGTCATCCCCCTTGCCGCCGCGATTCTATTCCTGCCGTCGTGCGCGGATTCCGAGTATCCGCTCGTTGGCCAGATCAGCTACCTCGACCCCGAAACCGGAGCCAAGGGCGGTCTTGTTTTTGAGCCGGGCAAACCGCCTCGTGCGTCCGTCCGCATCCCAGTCTATGACGATCAGGGCAAGCTAATCGGAGTCGGTCAAGTTAGCGGCCCGCTCGCTCGTGAGATTGACGCAACCAAATAATTTATGACGGATCTCGTAAGAGAAATCATCCGCATAGCCAATGGCGAGGTGGGAATTGAGGAAGTCAACGGGAGCAACTGTGGCCCCCGTGTGAACGAGTATAAAGCCGCAACTTGGCTCACCCCAAAAAAAGGTTGGCCTTGGTGTGCAGCTTTCGTGTGCTGGGTCGTTCGCGAAGCTTTGAAGTCCTGCGGTGCCAAGGAAACCAAATCCTTCAAACGCCCGAAGACCGCCGGTGCCTACGACATGGAAAATTGGTCTCTGGCTCAGGACGCGACTACATGGACGCGCAAGCCCCACGCCGACGACATTCTCCCCGGCGACATTGTGGTCTTCACCTTCTCACACATTGGCTTTGCCATGTCGTCTCCCGATAGCTCGGGAAACATCGCCACTATCGAAGGTAATACCGATGCCAGTGGAAGCCGTGAGGGCGGCGGGGTTTACCGAAAACTCCGTCATGTTTCCAAGATCCGTAGCCGTATCCGTTTCAGGCAAGAGAAACTCATTAAAGCATGACAACAAAGCAACAAAAGATAGCAGAGGCACTGCAACGCTACCCTGAGAAAAGCAACTGGGCCATTAGCCGGAATATGAACAAGGTAAACGCCGCTGACGTTCAGGTAGTCAGGGACGCGCTTGTCACCGGCGAGGTCCCAACGCCTACACCGGCGACTGTTCAGCCCACTGGCGGATCATACAACCTTCAAGGTAAGCGTGTGCTTCCTCGCCGTCCTGCTGAGAGTGCCACTAAATACATCAAGCGTCTTGCGAATGGTCGCGGTTTTGACCCCAAGAAATTATCGCAGGAGTGGGGGATGAGCGAAGAGACCATCCGTAAACACGCTCGCGAAATGGGTTGCCTCAAATACGTTGAAGTCAGTGAGGATGACTGGGTCGCTTTAATTATGAATCCCGAAACAGCAGAAAAATACGCATTATGAATGAACCCACCAACGGACATGATCTTAGCAAGATGCGCGTCTCAAGCGACGAAGCAGTCTCAGAAGTAACACGCGCCAGAACGGCTCTCGCGAAAATCAAGCGCGAACTCAACGCCGTCACCAAGGACCGCGACGAGCTTCTCGTCGAGTTCGACAATCTCCACAAGGCAAAATACCCAGAGCCGATTCCAAGCAAGCCACGAAAGGGGAAATCCAAGGATCTCGTTCGCGTGATCTGCTGCGATGTTCACGGTAGCGGTATGGATCGTGATGCCGTTGAAGCGTTTCTAACAGACTTGAAAAAGTGGGACCCTGATGAGATTGTCCTCCTCGGTGACATTGTTGAGTGCGGGGGTTTCCTCGCGGCTCACCACACTCTCGGGTATGTGGCCCAGACCGAGTATTCTTGGCAGGATGACATCGCCTGCGGAAACTGGTTCCTCGACCGCGTGATGGAAGCCGCCCCCCGCGCCGAGATCCATTACCTCGAAGGCAACCACGAAGACCGCGTCGAGCGTTGGGTTGTGGACCAGACCATGCGCCACAACCGCGATGCCGAGTTCCTTCGCTCCATGCTCGCGCCCGACAAGCTGATGCGTCTTGAAGAACGGGGGATTAAATTTTATCGACGCGGCGAAAAGACTTGTCCCACACTTCCGCCGGGTTGGCTCAAGCTCGGAAAGGTTTTCTTCGTGCATGAACTTGGCAGCGGCAAGAACGCGGCTTCGTCCGCCGTGGGGCGGACCGGCGGCAATGTCGTCTATGCCCACACCCACCAAGAGGACACCTCTTCGCTCGTGCTTCCCGGTGTCGGCCTCGTCAAGGCTTTCAACCCCGGATGCCTTTGCCTGCGCCAACCACTGTGGAGACACTCAAATCCGACGGGTTGGAGTCACGGCTATGGTGTGCAGTTTGTCGCATCCTCGGGCGAGTTCCTCCATCTCAACATTCCGATCTGGGAAGGTCGGTCGCTTGTGGGTTCGATGCACAGCCGCATGAAACATTGACAAACTCATACCCCCATGAAACCCTCACGCGACCCCGGTGCGCTGAGTTAATCGCAAGGGCGAAACCTTGCGGGGTTTTTTGTTCACCTCTAAATTGTAGGCGAGCCGGGGTCACACTCTCAACAATAGAAATAACATGGACATCAACAAAAATAAACTAGCCGACCTCCGGGATTACTTCCTCAATGGCGGCTCCACTGAAGCTGACGACATTCTCGCTTTCCTCGCCACCGAGGACGAGAGCGTAATGACAGGTTACATCGCGGCACTGAAGACGACCTACCCGGATGACTTCGGACCGAAGAAGAAAAAGCCCGCTGCCGCCAAGGCTCCTGAGCCGGAACCCGACCCCGTGATCGAACAACGCTTCTTCCTCAAGGACGCAATCACCGGCCTCGTCACCGAGCTGGAAATCTCCAAGGAGAAACCCGGCAAGACTACCCTTGTGGTCAAGGAGCCAAAGGAGCTGGTCAACATCCTCCTTCGCGGTGAGATCACGACCATCGACCTCTACCAGCTCAACAAGCTGCCTGATACCGCCGAGCATCTCGGGGTCCCCGTCGCCAAACTGAAGCAGCTCGCCGAGCTGGCCAAGGCTTGATGATCGAAGAGGAAGTCAGGAAAGATCCCTTCGAGGGGATCGTTCTCAATCACGACCGGCTCGACTGGTCGGACCAAAACCTGACGGCTGACCGCATCAGTTCCACCCTGATCGGCAACAGCCCCCGCAAATACTGGGTCCTTCAACCGGACAAGAAACCGTGGGAGATCGAGCGTGAAATCCTTTTCGAGGCCAAGCGTCCAAACTGGGGCGGTCTTTCAAAGCATGGCAAACCGTATTACCAGCACTTTCTCACACTGATAAAATTACTGTTTCCAGAAACAGACATCACACCGTCCCTTGCGGATGCTGTGATGTTTTTTTGTCGGGGTATTGGAGGAGCCAACAAAAAAATACTCAATCTCATCGGTAGCGCAAACTCAGGCAAATCCGCTTCCGGTTGCCGCATCGCCTTTGCCCTGATGTATATTGACCCAGAATACACGGTTGTCTATGTCGCCAACCCCTTCGACTCCGCTTCCGATTCGACCGTGTGGGGCGACATTGAAGAGCTGTGGGATCAACTCTGCGAAGCCCACCCGAACACGACCGGACAAGGATTCGGAGATGCCTCCGTGCTGTTTCCTTACGGTCGAAAATACGCCAACCGCTGCCTTGAGTTCATGCCCAACATTCCGAAAGCCGCGAGGATCGAGCTGCGGAACACCAAGCATGTTGGAAAATACAAGGGATCAAAAACTCGGGGTAAGGACACCGACCGTGGCGTGATGCTTATTGTGGTCGATGAGGTCAACGAGATCGAGAACATGGCCTTCCTGACCACACTGGCAAACATCTCGCAGCAGGATGCGTTCTTCGCCATCACATCCCAGAACTTCAAAAACGAGGATGACATGGGCGGTAGGCTCACCAGTCCGAAACCAACTTACGGGGGTCCCGCTTCCTTCGATGATCTCGACATCGAAGAACATGCTTGGTGGCACAGCGAAGCCTCTTCGATCACGCTTCGCTTCGATGGCCACAAGTCGCCGAACATTCTCTCGGGCAAGACCCTCTACCCCAAGCTCTTCAAGCAGTCAAACCTCCAGCAGATGCTCGATGATTACGGCGAGCAGTCGCCGGACTACTATTCTCAGGTGCGTTCGTTCCCGGCGCGGGGCGACGACATGAACTCAGTCCTCTCGAAGGCCAAGCTCTCGTCCTCCCGCTACAAGGACCCATACTTTACCATGATCCGCATCGACGGTGCAGTTTCCTTTTGCGACCCTGCTTTCGGAGGACGCGACAAGTCGAAGTGGGGCTACGCGCAATACGGGATCGCCAAGGTCACTGATGCCAACGGCAATGACGAAACACAGGAAGTCGTTCTTTTCAAGGACTTCTTCAAGACCCTCAAGTTGGTCAAGGATGCCACCTACAACGACTACTGGTTCGGTAGAATGCGTGCGGCAAGGGTCGAGACCTCTGGCTTCACTATCGGAGGAATGGTTTCCTACGAGGATCAGATTGCTATCCAGTGCGCTGAACTAAATCTCGCGCACGGAATCAAACCTTCTCACTTCGGGTATGACTTCTCGATGAGGCCGGATATTGTCTCGTCGATGACTCGGATGCTCGGCTACTCCATCCACGCTTTCGATTACAATCAAGCCCCAGAAGGTGTCTTTCTCCAGAACATCAAAAAGAACAGCGAGGATTGTTGTAAAAACCGATGCACGGAACTTGCTTTCCTCGCGAGTGACCTATTTCTAACTAAGCAGGTTCGTGGTGGCAGCAACATTGAAACTGCTGTCATTCAACTCAGCCGGACGCTTTATGAGACTGTCAACAAGAAATACGTCTCCGAAGGCAAGAAGGAATACAAGGCTCGCTGGCAGCAAGTATCGCCAGATGATCGAGACGTTCTAATGGGGATCTCAGGGTTACTTCAACGTGTCGGATTCCGAGCAAAAACTGTAACGAACGGAAAGCGCAGCGAGTCACTTTGGAGCTTGCTTGAAAAGAAAGGTCTGGGTAAAAGCCGTATCATCAAGAAAATATGAGCTGCCAAACATGCAACAAAATCAAAGCCCCTATCTCGATGGGGCACTCGGGGCTGAACTACCAGTTGGAACCTGAAGCCCAGCCTATTAGCGACAGGTTCGGCAAGATCGTTGATCTCTCCCAACCCATTGCCAAGAAACCACACAGCCCTTTCGGTGGATGGGGTGTGGACTTCTTCGTTAATTCAATCCAGACGCATTTCGAGGGGGCGACAGCCGAGATCGTTTACCAGAATGTCGCACGGAACTTTGACCTTAACCTCATCGACTACACCCGCGCCGACCTGTGGCTCAACCTGAACATTCAATGGCTCCAGCGGGTGCCGAAGAAATACCGCAGGATTGACCTTTTCACGCTTATGTCCGTCGCCATTCCGATCAAATACCAGAAGTCATCCGACCCTCACACCAAGACACGACCCTTCGACACAGCGACCCAACGCTCATTGTGGTCCTTGCTTGAACTCTACCTTTGCGTTGCTCCTAGCCGGTTCAGTTACGGTCGATTCATTATGCTTGCGGAAGTTGTCAAGGACCTTTATAGTCCCGAGAAATCCCCGTTTTCGGGGACCTCTTCCGACTTCCAAAAGATCATCCTAAACCTTGAAAACTTATCCGACATACCGACCTACACCGTCGAAGCCGCAAGGCAGTGGTTGTGGGCGACCATAAACGATCTCGGACTGTTTGATGGAAATTTTGACCAATACGCCGCTAAGAACCTATGGACATGAAATTTGACTCCGAGTATTTTGAAAACGCCACCGAACTTGCACAGGCTCGTGAGGATGCTTGGGAAAATATCAGGGACAGGCGTGACCGGTTGGGGATTGTTCGCAAGTTCACAAACATGATGAACACGCTCTCCGAAGAGGAGGCCAAGCAACTCAACCGGACCGAGATCGTCAACCACGGTCTCACGCACCGGGACATGCTCCAGAACGAGACCCAGCTCACTTCAATGGTGACGGTCACGAACTCGCTCCTTGAGGTCATCGTGGACACCGACAACCCGGAGCAGGACTTTGTCACCAGTCAACGGATCAGCCAAGCAATCAACGAGAACGCCATCCACCACAAAGGCCGTTTTGCAAACCTTTGGCGCAAGGTCGCCGGGGAGATTGTCATTGCCGGGGGATGTCCTGTGGTTTTTCCACAGAAATACGGCTGGCTTCCCACCCCATCGCCAGATATGTATTTCCCACGGAATACGTCTTTGGACGCTGAAGAGATCCCCTACGCTTTCCAATCGGTTGAACTTGGGGTCATGGATCTCAAGAATCTCCGTGAAGCCGTAGGCGGTGAAAAGGGCAAGCACATCGCCGTCGATAACATCGACAGGCTCATTGAGGCAATCGAAGAGCAAATCGGCGAAAACAGTAAGAAGAGTTCAAACGATTTTGCGATTGCCCAGTCTGTCCGCCAAAACGATTTGTTTGACAGGCAGATTACGATTTCCGCGTGCTGGTATTACGAAATAAAAACCAAGGAAAGAAGCAGCGACCAGTATGTGTCGGCCACTCTCTTCATTGACAACATTGAGGGCATTGAGCTGAAGTCAAAATCCGAGGATGCTTCTGCCCACTGCATCATAGCCTATTTTGACAAGGCGTATGAGAACGCTTCCGATTGGCTTCACATGGTCACGGTCGATTCCGAAATTGGCGGAGTCAAGACGACCGACACCCTTCGTGGTGTGGCTGAGATGAGCTACGCCTCGGGCGCGGAGATGGAGGAGTTGCTCAACCTCATCATCGAAGGTGACAAGGCACGCGCCAAGCCCAAGTGGAAACTCACCGACGGGGCCGACCCAGAGGAGGTCCTGAAGTGGAACTCGGTGTCCGACGCTTTCGTCCCGCAAGGTATCGAGGAAATGCAGATCAGGAACAATTCCGCGAGCCTGATGACCCCCTTCTCGCTGCTTTCGCAGAACGCTGCCGGTCTGGCCACGTCGGACACGGCGAACTCAGGTCGCGGCGGCGAGCTTCGCCAGCAGGCAGTCGAACGCCAGAAAAACTCGGTCATGCTTCAGACCAACCGTGTCTCCGAAGCCTACAACCACATGGAATCCATTCTTGAGACCGTCGTGTGGCGGCTTCTCGCCGGTGATACCAAGCCGGGGACTGCCGGACACCGTGAGACAATGCGCGTGCGCGAAAAGCTTGAAGCCTCCGGGATTGATTACAAGAAGCTCGCCGAGAGGAAATACGGAAAATTCACTTGGCTCCGCATCCGTGTCAAGCGGACCATCGGCAACGGTGATCGCCAGCAGCAGCTTGAGACAGCCGACTGGATCATGGCGAACCGCATGGCCCTTGAACCCATCGCTCGACCGCTGGCGATCCAGCAGGCCCTCCTTCTTCGCACTCAGGACCCCGACCTTGCTGAAAGCTTGGTCAAGGTTCCAAAGGCTATCATCAACACCCAGAAGATCACCGCCGAGAATGAATACGACACGATCCGCCGTCGTGCCGCGCTCGGTCAGATACTCCCAGTCTCACAAGACGACATCCATCAGGACCACATCCCGATTCACCTTCTCGACATGCAAGCCCATGTGGCCGCTCACAGCGTTCGCCCTTGGGACAAGCTCGATGTCATTTCTTTTGCTGGCCTTGTCGAACACACCGGCCAACACCTCCAGACACTTATGGGCGACCCTGTCACGGCGGGGGAGGCAAAGCTTTTCCTTCAAGATTATCAGATGATCTCCGAGTCGGCACAGACTATCGTCCAAGAAATCGACGAGGCTACGCCCGACGAAGGGATGGGGATGAGTGCAAAGGAGCAGGCAGATTACACGTTAAAGCTTGAAACTCTCCGACAGCGTTCCGTTGAACTTGGTCTCAAGGCTGAGAATATGGACAGGCTGAACAAGAATGCCGCTTCACGTCAGGCTCTCGCCCAACGTGGTCAATACGTTCGTGAGATTAACGAGTCAGCGCGTTTGAAGCTTGACGACAAGCGGATCGAGAAGCAGGCTGAAATGCGGAAACAACAACAAAGAAAAGAATGATCGAACACACCCCTTTATCGGTCCACAAGACCGTGCAACTTGATGCGGCTCTCAAGGACCCCCGTTTCGTAGCATCCATCGGATCGGCCTACCCTGACATCAGGGAAGTATTGACCGACATCCAACGTGCCGTCATCACGCCTAATAACATTGACAAGATTGGTCCAACCATTCTTGCCATGAAACACATTGACGACATCTTTCTGCTTTTCAAAGCAGCTTACGATCTCAAACAATCTCAAGAAAAACAAAAATAGAAACAATAAAATATGTCAGAAAACAACGATATTGATGTAGCTTCGCCGCGTTCAGAGGAAATCATGGACAAACTTTTCGGCTCCGAGTCGCAGGAAAGCGATAGGGTCGAGGACACCGTGGATGATGAAATCGAGGATACTGTGGAGGACGAAATCGAAGACACCGAAGAGGAATCCGACGACACCGATTCCACGGATGATGACATCGACTACGATGAGGTTCTGAGTAAGGACGACGACCAAGAAGACGAGCAGGAGGAATCACCCCGGATCGAATCCAAGGCCCGAGAACAAGCAAAGATTCGTGGGCGTGAGGCGAAAGAGCTGAAAGCCAAGCTCACCGAAAAGGACCTTGAACTCGCCCGAGTCACCAAGGAGCTTGAGGAGAAAAAGTCTCGCCTTGAGGAGGTTGAGGCTACTCAGATCAAACCTTTTGAACATCCCGATTACGTCAGCGCACGGGAGACCATCCTGTCCGACGTTCGTGTGGTTTCCCGTCGCCTCCCCGGCGAAACGAAGACTCTCCTTGTGAAGAAGTTCGGTTTTCTAATGGATGCCTTTCTCGAAGCTTCCGAGGTGCCCTCTGAAAAAGCCGCCGAGGCCGACGAAAAACTAACGGGCGCGATTGTGGATAACCTCAAACTTTCAGACGTGCCGTATGAGGAGATGGACGAAGATGAACGCAGCGCGGCTATGCCCACCGTTGACCGAATCATGGGCTTGCTCGAACGTAACTCCGAGAAAACACGCGATCTTCAGAATCTCTACACCAAGCTCGAAAGCCGCGCCAAAACCGGCAAGCTTTCCGTTGGCTACAAGGAATATGAAAACAAAACCAATGAGTTCAAGCCGATCATCGACAAAGTTGGTGACGTGCCTGATGAAGTTCTTGAAGCCAAGCCACACTCTATTGAAGCCATTGTAGCCAAGCTCATCAAGAGTTCACCTGAAGCCAAAAAGCGTTTTGAAAAAGCTCAGAAGGATGTTTTAGACGTGCTTGTGGGTCCGCGTGTCTTGACTCAGGATGACATCGACAAACTCGAAGCCAACGGCACCGACATCAAAGAGTATCTCGTTGAGCGAGATAGACTTCATCAAACCAAACTTAAAAAGCTCGCACCGATGTTTGTGCAAGCTCTCGTCACCCGCGCCGAGTTTTCCAAATACGTCGAGAAAGCTTCCAAGGCTTCAGATAATGATGATGAAGCTGAGACCGAGTTTGATGCCGTTCAGAAGGCATCGAGAAAAAGAGTTAAACTTGACGGCAAGAAAGCAAAAGAAGATCCGCGCAAGCGCGATCCTCTCGCCGGTATCTTCGGCCCATCCGAAGAAGACGACTGGTGATTTTTATGTTGACAGTTCCTCGGAGACGTGCTGAATTGCTCTCAGCCTAGTGGTTTTCCAAGCCACAGCCTTTGAGCATCACGTTCAGCTTACCGGAGGATTTAGCGTCCCTCCAACGGTGTCCATAGGAGACTGACGGTGGCTCGTTAGTTGCGGAAACGAGAAATCGAAACTTCAACCAACAAAAATTATGTCAACCGCATGTAATCCAGACAAGATTATCGCTGCCCTTTACGAGCAGACCGAGGTAATCACCGACATCGTCCGTGAGGAGATTAAAGACTCCCCGAATCTCGCACTTCGTATGATCCCCGATGGTGGGGTCGTTCGTCGCAATGCTAACAGCTCGTCCGTTATTTACGGCGAGGCCAAACAGGCTTCCGTGGCCTACAACTCCGTCGATCATTCCGAGCGTGCCCTCGTTGAGGGTGGTGACTTCAAAGGTCGCACCCTCCACGGCACAAACGGTATCTTCGGAAACCTGACCAACGATATTGATGACAATGCTTGCCACGGCCAGCACACCATCGACTTTTCGCAGGGCTTCCGTATCCGTGAGTTCGAGGACTTCGAGCTTTCGCTCGATACTCCCGTCAAGTGCGCTCGTGAACTCGACCGTCTTGGAGAAGCCCACATTCGTGGCTACTTCAACGGCATGAAGAACCAATTCACCCGCTGGGGTATGTCCAACTTCTCGGACAACCTCCTGAACCTCGTGATCCGTCACGGTGAAGCCAACGCTTCGGTTCTCGCAGGAGATCAGTTCAACGTGTCCGCTGGTGGATGGCAAGCCCCTCCACAATATCGCATCACGATTCACTTCCTTCAGGACTATCGCGATCACATCATGGCCGAACTTCGCGGTCGCGGTTTCGCGGCTTCCGAGGATTACATGCTCGAAGTTGAAATGCCCCGCCTTGACTGGCAGGACGCAGTCATCAAAGACAAAATCGAGCGCGACATCACCGGAACGCAGTATCTCAACGATCAACTCAAGGACACCGAAGGCCCGATGAAGGGACGCATGTATGATACCTACGGCGGTATCAAGTGCTACTTCAACGAGACCCCGATCCGTGGTTACTTCAAGCAGACCGGCACCGCTGGCGGAAACCCCGTCTATGCCTTCGTTCGTGTTTACGACTGGGTCAACACCCTCGGTGAGGATGGCGGTCTCATCACCGGAACCAACCACCAATACCGCAAGGATTCCATTGTGGTTGACGGCATCAAGCATGACATGGTCACGCTGATCCCTCACGTTGACCCGCGCTCCTTCAAGCGTTACGGTTTGATGAAACCCATCAAGCCTGTCGGCGGAGACAACTCCGGCGTGAACTACGCGGTCAAGGTTGTGGACGGAAGCTTCCTCTCGTGCAACGAGCATAACGACAAGTTCAAGCTTGCCGCTCGCCACGAGTTCCGCTTCAAGGCAAAATACCCCGAGTTCTCGGGCTTCATTGCCTATCGCCACAGCCAACGCCCCGGCTACGTTCTCGAAGTCACCGAGCGCAACTACGGCCCCGGTATCGACAACTTCGCCGGACCAGAAGAGTTCGACACCACCGCTGCCGATGCCTGCTCGCAAGCCGAGTGCGCCCAGTGCGGTAAGGTCGCTGAACACGATGGCGAGTGCGTGGCTCCTGAGTCCGCCGACGCTTCCGTGTTGGGTCTCTCCCCTGCTGGAACCGCTACTACGGTGTTCGAGGGCGATGCCTACACCCTCCGCATCGCGGTCAACCGCACCGGTGGAAACGCTGGCGCAGCTTCGGTCACTTGGACGACCGCCCACGTCACCACCAACGACACCGACTTCCTCGACGGAACCGGCACGTTGGAATGGGAAGCGGGCGACAACGATCCGAAGTTCATCGAGATCGACATCCTCGCGACTGCCGTTGCTGCAACCGATCAGACCTTCACGGTCACGCTTACCACTCCGGTCGGCGCAACCCTCGGAACTGGCGCGAACGTCACCACTGTCACACTTGTTGACAACTCCTGACCTTTTGGTCTAACCTATAACCGAGGGGCGGGTTGGGAAAACCCCGGCTCGCCCCTCCTCCCTTTTTCCTCTTACGCTCATGGAACTCCTCGAAGATCTTATTGTCGAACCCGCCCTGTATCAATACGACACGGGACCGGAAGCTCAGGTTGGCGATCAGGTCAAACTGTTCCTCGATCAGGACGTGAACCCCGGTTGGCCCGAGTTCATTTTCGGGACGATCCAGCACCCCATCACCAAGGTCAACTGCGAGACTGCCACTTCCTACAACATTGAGTATGATGAGGCCGATCTTCTTGTGGTCAGCCTTCTTACCACGGGAGCAATCCTCAGCGGAACCGCTGTGGTTTCGCAGATACAAGTCGTAGCCAACGCGCTTGACCAAGAGATCGCCGACCGCATTGCCGATGCGGCTGCGGAGGAGGCTGCTCGAATCGCCGCAGATGCCCTCAGGGTTCTAATAGCCGACGGCACGTCCACAAACCAAACGCTTGTCAACCCCACTGAAGCTTCGATCAACATTGGACCTAGTGGCACGCTGGAAACGCTTGTGCTGACCTCCGGCACTTTCCAGATTTGCACCCTCACAGGGAACTGCGTATTTACCATGCCCACTGCGACGGCAGGAAAGACACTAACGCTCAAACTATTTACCGGCGCAGGCAGCTTTACCGCCGCCTTTACTGGAGTCAAATGGCCGGGAGCTTCGGCACCCACCATCACAGTAACCGCCAGCAAATTTGACATGCTCCAATTCAAGGCTGATGGAACAAGTTGGATTGGACAAGTCCTTGGACAAAACTACACTGCATAATCACCATGCTCTACGACAACGAAATCACCACGACCGATGAGGTTTACAACCTCCCCGAAGGACAAGAAGTTCAAATCCACACGGATGCTGACATCACCATCGCTTTCTGGAACCCTCGGCTCGAAGCCTACGGTCCTGAAATCCCCATTCTTGCACCCGGCAACTTTGTCGGTGTTGGACATAACCGCGCACGCCTAACCGGAGCAGCTAACGTAAGGATTCTTTAATATGCCACTCACACGACCATTGTATCGACAGGAGGATCTTAATCCGGCGGATATTACTATTGAAATAGGGGAGGCTGTAAACGCCTACCCCATCGACACCTCCCCCGAGGCGATCCATCATTTCTACGATCAGTTGATTGATTTCAGCGTCACCGAATACCCCGGCGATGGGAAATACGTAGTGTTCGGCACGGGCGGGGACAGCATGGCGACCGCTGGATCAGCATTTCCCCCTTATGTCGCGTTGGAAATGATCCGTCGCTTTGGTCAGGGATGCGTCGGCACGTCCACTTTTACTGGAGGCATCGCGTTCGGTTCTGGACAACAATCCACGACGGTAACGCTCGGTGGTTCCGCTGCGTTGCTTTCCGGTGATTTCACATACCTCCCCAATGGCGAGTATTATTCCCTGCCCATTGCAGGCACAGTTACGGAAACGCCTCAATCCGCAAACATCCACGCCGGATGGACGAAAATCCGTTGTTGGTATGCGCGGAGATCCGGCGGCGGAACACTCACTTTCACTGTCTCCCAATACGGCGTGGCGATCACGGCGAAAACCGCCGACACGGGGGCGGGAACGGCAGGAACCATCGGATACGTGGATTTTGAGGCTGCGGATGGACTCCTGAAAAACGGCAAGCCGACGCTCGTGGTATCGAATGCAACCGGCGTTTCCCACTACCTCGGCACCTACATGTATCTAGATTCCGGCGTGATTCCGGTCACGGTCGGGCGAGGCGGATCAAGCTACGCGCAAGCCCTCACCTCGCCCGCCGCGAACCTCGCCACCCTCTGCGCGGCGATGGATGCACGTCTCATTTTCCACGCCGTCAAGGAAGAGGATACCGACCTCAGCGACCTCGACGCGATGATGACCCGATGGTATGAGCAACATCCGAATTGCTCGCACGTGTGGGTCGGCAACACATCCTCGCCATCGGGAGACGGCGGGCTTGACGTAACCACCAACGCGGCGATCCGGACGAAATGCGCGACCTACAAATGGGCGTTCGTGGACGGCCAGAAACTCCTCCGCACCGTCGCCTACATGGACACCGTCGGCAGCACGGCGGATGGGTGGAATGAATCCGCCATCGCGCCTCACCTCACCATTCCCGCCCGCCGATTCATCGCGGCGTGGATCATCGACAAGCTACTTCTCAACCTTCACGTGCCGGGAGGACGGTTCAACCTCCAGACGGCAGAATCCAGCGCGATGCGCACCCTTTCCGACACCACCACGCGGGCGACGATCTGGGCACAATCAAGTCAGTTGATCGGGGCGAGCAATTTCGGGGTCACTTCGCCGGATCACGGCAAGATGACTTACACCTTCACGGCCTCGCCCGCGCCCGTTGCATCCACGGGCCGATCCGGGAAAATCATGGACTTCGGGCCACAAATGGGGCAGCGGCAGATTTACAAATACCGCCTGTTCGACGGGAATCTTTTAGACGACATCCGTGCCGTCATCCTTTGCGGGGGAGCCTCTTCGACCGAAGCGGTCGGCATGACCAACACGAGTTGGAACGGATTCAGGATCATCCACGGTGTTGATGTCATTTCCAGTCAGTCCGTGCCATACATCCAGTTCGCCGTAAAAGGATCGGGCATCACGGAAACCGTCTCGCCGAAAATCTACCACTCCACCACCACCGCAGCCGCGCCATATGCTGGAGGCACATGGATTACGAGTACGGATAACATCTACTGGATTGAATACATCGGCAATGGCACAAGTGTCACCAAGCGTTTCCGGGCATGGCATCAGCCCGCGACAGCGGCAGGGTCAAGCACCAGACTGCCCGCCCGCCGCATGATCGCCGACTGGAGCGGCACAATCACCGTGGGCGGCAGCTCGGATTCCTCGACCTACTTCGCCCTCATCACCGGCACGACCCCAACCACTCCCGGCGGTGTGCGGGAATGCTGGATCACGGATTTCAGCATGGAGATCGCGCCGAAGTTCGTCACCGATTACAGCCAACAGAACATGAACTACTGATCCATGAAAACCACTCTCCTCACCGCCGCACTCCTCGCCCTCGTGATTTACGGATGCTCGGGATGCTCACTGACCGTCTCGCCGGACGGCACGCGCACATGGGCATTGGATGGCGAGGAAGTGGCGCGGGGGATCATCATCGCAACGGAATCTAACAAATAAGCCACCATGTCCTGCAACTGCAACCAACTCCCGACCCTCGCTGATACCTGCGCCACCCCGCAGACAGTCCCGCTTTGCCGCGTTTGTCCGACCACGGACGATTCGCTCAAGTCGGACAACAGCGAGGGCACTACGCTCGCAAGCACTTGGCTCGATTCCACTTGCTCTGTCGATGAGATTGTCATCCTCGGTCGAAAGGGCGACAAGCTCGCACGTTTCTCGGGTTCGGGATTCATCAAGATCGTTGAGGGTCTCGCCAGCGTGGTGAAATCGGTTCCGCTGAAGGTCACTCAACTCTACCACAACTTCTGGAAGCAAACGCCTTCGTCCACACCGATTCCCGGTGAGCCGCTGCCTTTCAAGTTCCAAGTCATCGCCGATTGCCTCGGTGACATGCACGCGATCCAAGGCACGCCCGAGAAGGACAGCCTGACGTTGTGGGACGCTTCCGCAAAGCAGTTCGTCCAGACTCCTGTGGAGGAGATCCCCAAGTGTGTGAAGGGTCTCTTGCCAAGGCGCACGACACTGGAGATCATCGGTTACAAGCATATTGCTGCCAACGGCGACGAGAACGAAATCCGCTGCCTGTCCACGCTTCAAGGCGAGGGTATCATTGTGGTCAAGCCAGTTGCCACCGTGGGCGACGTGTGTGACCCCGAAGGATCTTTCGCATCCGTCGCCGAATTTCTGCCGACACCAACGGTAACTTCGATCTTGAAGTGGAACTCCGTAAGTGGCTACCATTGGTCAGCAGATGCCTAAAATCAACATCATCCAGCTCGGGACGCAAGGTGTGGACATGAAGTCCAGCCCGCTTCTTGTAGGGGAAAAGCGGAGGGTTCACTCGGCTACCAATCTTGTCTTCGATGAGGGCGTGGTCAAGACACGCCCCGGATTTGTCTATACTACTACTGGTGCCGTAGGTCAGTTCAACGGAGCTGCCAGTTTCCGCCCGCGCCGGGGGATCTCCGCCGCACCTCTCTCGCAGGCACTTTCCGGTATTGCCGTTGTGGTCGATGGGGTTCCGATCCTTGGTTGTCACCCTCTCGGTGAATCACTTGGATGTTGCGAGGATGTCCACGTTTTCCAAGCCGAGAACTATCTCGTGTTTCAAAGCCCGAATTGCGATACGTTTTGGTGGGATGGTATGACCCTAACACGTAGCCCCGGCATGAACGAAGTCGATTGGGTTGAGAGCGAGACACCCATCAAGGAGATTGAATATGTGGCACCCGTCGCTGATATTCCTGAGTGCGAGATTGGCTTCCCTGAAAGCGGGATCGAGCTTCGTTTCCTCGTTCTTGACTGCGACACACGCGAACCGATCCCCGAGCCTCTGTGGGAGATCCGCCACAACAACCACAGAGCATATTCGGGAATGGGCGATGACGAGGGCCGCTTTTCGTTAAATCCAGTTTCGCGCTCCTACAATTACGATGTCAGGAAACTCGGCTATCTTCCCGCCGAGGATGTCCCATTTGTCATCACCGGAGAAGGTGTGGAATATGAGTTCGATACCTGTGTTGACCCCCAACTTCTTGTTGGCGGGGAAAGAGACATTCTTGTATTGCTTTGCAAAGATCCTGATTACAGCTCCAGCTCCAGCTCCAGCTCCGGCTCTGGCTCCAGCTCCAGCTCCAGCTCCGGCTCCGGCTCTGGCTCCGGCTCTGGCTCCAGCTCCAGCTCCGGCTCTGGCTCCGGCTCCAGCTCCAGCTCCGGCTCTGGCTCCAGCTCCAGCTCCGGCTCTGGCTCCGGCTCCAGCTCCAGCTCCGGCTCTGGCTCCGGCTCTGGCTCTGGCTCCGGCTCTGGCTCCAGCTCCAGCTCCGGCTCTGGCTCCGGCTCTGGCTCCAGCTCCGGCTCCAGCTCCGGCTCTGGCTCCAGCTCCGGCTCCGGCTCAACTAGCGGCGGCGGTGGCGGTAGCTCCAGCTCCAGCTCTGGCTCTACTTGTTGTGTTCAGATCAATTTCACACGCCCCGACACCGGGGAGGAAGTTTGTGCTGAGATGACGTTTGCCGACGGGGTTTACACATTTGAAGATATTACACTCACCCTCGACGAAGGAGATTGGTATTTATCTGTGGATGGGGGAGAAGCCATGTGGTATGATAGTGTTGACTGTCCAAACACCGGCCCAATTACTTACGGGGGCATTGAATACACCTTCGGACCTTGCACAGGATGCGGCTCCAGCTCCGGCTCCAGCTCCAGCTCCAGCTCCAGCTCTAGCTCCAGCTCTGGATCTCCTTGTTGTGTTCAGATCAATTACATACGCCCCGGCACCGGGGAGGAAGTGTGTGCTGAAATGAATTATTCGCCACAAAATGATGCTTATTCTTACTACGACCTTGTTCTGGATCAGGGTGTTGTTTTGATCCGTGACGAAGGAGACTGGTATTTGAGTGTGGGTCCAGTTGGGGCGGAGGGAGAAGCCATGTGGTATGATAGTGTTGACTGTCCAAACACCGGCCCAATTACTTACGGGGGCATTGAATACACCTTCGGACCTTGCACAGGATGCGGCTCCAGCTCCGGCTCCAGCTCCGGCTCCGGCTCTGGCTCTGGCTCTGGCTCTGGCTCCAGCTCTGGCTCCAGCTTCGATGAAACGATTACGTTAAATGCCACAACATCCGCGTGTGCCTCAACTTTCACGCTCCCAGCGGGGGACTATATTTGTGAATATATTTCTGGTGTGGCTCAATTTCGACCCGATGACAGCATACTTCCGAAATACATAGTTGCTCTTTACATAAGATTGTTGCCGGATGGTCCTCGGAGAGGGGTATTTGTTACTGGTGCAGCAGAAACAGAGGCGGCGGCAACAGAGAGTGCTGAAGCGATGAGTCCCAAAACCTTCACAGTCGATGCAGACAAGGCAGGTGATTATTGTTTCTATTTCTACGACCTACTTTATGATGATAACGAGGGAACGATGACATTTAGAATTTATTCTGCGCCTTAACCATGAACTTTACTAACTACTTCAGCAGAACTTTCGTCATCAACCTCGACAAAAATCCCGAGCGTTGGGAACAGTTCCAAGAACGCGCTGCCGAGAAAGGCATCACCGGCTTCGAGAGATACCGTGGTGTCCACGGCAATGCCTGTTGTCACCCGGCTTGGTGGCGTGCCGGTAACGGTGCGTGGGGCTGTCTCATGTCGCACGCTGGGATCGCGCAGCAGGCCCTTATGGACGGGTTGCAGAATTACCTTGTCTTCGAGGACGATGTGGTTTTCTCGGACGACTTCTGCGACCGGCTGGCTAAGACAATGGAGACTCTAAAGGGCGTTCAGTGGGATCAGCTTTATCTTGGCGGGCAACACCTCTACAAGGAGACCTCCCCACCGTGGCCTTACGCCGAGGGTGTGGTCAGGTGCCGGAACGTCAACCGAACGCACGCGATGGCGATCAACAGGAAGTTCATGCTGAAGTTCTATCAGCATATCCTTCATGCGCCGGACTATCTTGCGAAGCACATCGCACCGAAGGACAAGGTCAAGGAGTTCTTCCCCCACATTGACCACCAGCTCGGCTACCTCCACGAACGCGGCCAGCAGATCATCCTTGCGGCCCATCCGTGGCTTTGCGGTCAGGCGGCGGGGCCTTCCCAAATTAACGGTCAGGAAAAGCCTGAAGAATGGTGGAATGACGAAGGGTGGTGGAAATGAAAATCCTCTGCATACACATTGCGCGTAGAATTGACCGGCACCGCTCGTTCATCGAGGGGGTGGGCAAAGGATGTCCGTTTGAATATCTCGACGCTATTGACAAAGACGAGAATCATTTCGTCTCCGATTATGTCGAGTGCCGGGGCGATCTTTGCTGTCGCGCCTCCCACGCTCTCGCGTGGATGAAGTGTATCGCGCTTCAAGAAAACGTATTGATTTTTGAAGATGATGTTTTATGCGATGCTGAGATTGATTGGCAAAAACTGAACGATCACGTTGACGAGTTTTTCGGTAACGAAGTTTTGTTCTTCACTGAAAGATGTAATACTCACGCCTATGTTGTAACCCCAGCGTCTGCCGCCGTTCTTTTGGAGGAGCATATTCGTTGTGTGAACCCCGTCAACATGGTGCAGATGTCAGTTGACCACAGGATTCAATATCGTCGTCATCGGAATCATTTTGAGGTTAAAATTCTGGAGGGTTATAGGTTTTACCAGCACGGCGACAGGGAGCGCAGCGATAACGAGTGGACATGGCCCGAAAAACTGGGTAAAGCTATTTCATACCCGCCATTCAAATGAGCGAAAACCTCACACCATATTTCGGAGCGCAGGCCCTTCACACGAAGGAGGCCTCGCACGATTCGTTCGATGAGGACAAGTTTCGCAACTGGCTTGAGAACAACGCCGGTCTGGGGATCTACGCGCACGGGCGCATCCATCAGGAGATCGGCCACACGATCTACGTCTCGGATCTCATCCACAAGCGTGGGCACCTGATGTCCAGCGACATTCTGCTCATGGAGGAGCAGAACCTCCTCTCGATGGGGGAGCCGCTGTCCACGAACTCCCGCCTCGGCGATCTCAAGGCAATGGCTGTCCTCCCGGCGATGAACAGCGCAAACGGCGAGGGTGTGCTTGTGGCTTACTACGAACACGGGGTCGTGAGCTTCAACACCTTCGAGGTTCCCCGCGAGACCCGCCACGACGGCAAGGGCACAGTCATCCAGAAGGGCTGGGACACCAAGCGTCTTGTCAACCACATGCTTAACTCCGTCTCCGCGACTGGACGCTACGCCGTCGCCGTGCTTCAGCGCGACCACCTTTTCCGTTCGACCAAAGGCCTTCATTTCCTGAGCATCATGGCCGGTGTGGAAACCTTCCGCAGCGAAAACGTCAACAAGCTCTCCTCCGACGTGGAGCCGTTGCTCGCTGCCGACACGAACCTCCAAGGTGCGGCATGTGGCTTCTGGTTCCGTGGCGACCGAATGTTTGCAACTACTGGATTATCAATGAGTTACGACCATTCTTCCGGTTCTTTCGGAAAAGGATTTGTCTCGTGGAACCAAGCTTTTACTTTCACCGATGACCGCACGCCCATCGCAATCTGGGAGGGGTTGTGGTTGCCCGATCCGGGAATCGCTGGAATCCACTGCTTCATTGACCACACGGAAGACCCCAGCGAGGATGGCTTTCGATTCATCGCTTCGGACAAAGGGGGTGAAGTTTATGTTTCAAAGATAAACTCCCTAAGCACCGTTGATTTGCGCGATGCCGTCGAGATCCCTATCGAGTGGGAGCTTATCACCGGCCAAATCGCGCCCTCCGGCCTGATGTCCAAAAACAGTTGCCTCGGCCTTGCGATGGAGGTTCTCGGCGGTCAGACTTTCTCCAAGCTTCTTGTGGAATGCCGCACGGATGCGTGCCTCGAATGGCAACGCTGGCACCTTGTCGAGGCCCCTCCCAAGCCGCTTACCGAAGGCCAGAAAATCCTCTTCACCGAGTCTTTCGGCAAGCCGCCCAAGAAGTGCGCCGAGTTCACTTGGATTCAAATTCGCTTGACAGGAATTGGCGAAATGGAGCTTCGCTTATTGCAACTTGACTTTTCCCCGACCGTCATCAAGGATGGCAGGAAGCAAAGCTATGTGGTGGATACTCCAAAGGACGACTACTTCAGGCTCAACAACCAACCTTTTGAAGAAAGATGGCCCTCGGCATAAATCCTATCACCGTTGCAGAAGCCGGTCCAATCGTGGCCGAGGCGATGGGCCTCGACTGGTCTTCTGATAGAGCCGAGGTTGTCAAATACATCAACAAGTATCGTCTTTTGGTCTATACCGAATACGACAAATTCAAGCTTTTCGATGACGTTTTTCACACGATCTGCGTAGCCAAGTTCAAGGAGTGTAATCTCGGCGATTGTGTGGAGGAATACCAAGGTTTCACCCTCCCCGAGGATGTCGCCGGTCCCGAGGCTGTCTTCAGCTACGGGCAGTCCCTCAAGCTCCGTTCCCGTTGGCGCGAGGCCCACAATGGCCTTGGTGTCGATGGTCAAGGGCGTGTCGAAGCCCTGATGATGGCGGAAACCTTTCCGACCGAGCGTGACCTCCAGAAAACCACGAAGGTCAAGTTGTTCGCTACCAGCACGGATGATACGGGCAAGGTTGTGAACATGGAAGCGACCGACGCTTCCGGCAGGCTCAAGAAAATCTGCTTCGACCTCATCGGTGACAGTTTTGTGGTTTCGCCAGTCAAGGTTTCCAAGATCCACAGCGTGTCCCTTCCCGGCAACCGCAAGGGCAGCGTCAGGCTCATGCAGGACGATGGCTACGAACTTTCCGAATACGTGCCGTGGGAGACCGTCCCAAGCTATCGCCGGATGAAGCTCCGCTCGATCTGCCCGACGGGTGTGGTCTTGCTTCATGGGAACCGCCGCTACCGGGACGTGTTTTTCGACCACGACATTGTTGAACTTGGCAACCGCCTCATCATCGAAGCCGCATCCCGTTACTTCAAATTCGGGGAGGCCACAACCGAAGTCAAAGAAATCAATCGCGCCCAGCTCGACCGGCAGGAGATGGAACGACTCATTCTCAGTGAGATGAGTCGTTTTCGTGGCCGTGCCATGCAGGACGAAAACCCTTACCGTGGTGCCGCAGCGGTGCCCCGTAAATCACTCCCCGGATACGCAGTATGAGCATTATTCTCAAGCCCCTGAAAAAGAACCAGCTTTCCAGCCTGAAGAAAGTGTTCGCCGACCGCATCAAGGAATCGAACCTTCAGATGCGATCCACCCCCGAGCTTTGCCTGTTTAACGCCGAGCGCGGATATGACGGCAAGTATCTCGGGGCTTATGCTGACAGTGTCGAAGACCCAAAGGTCGTCCTCATTATGACACACTTCCCCGGCATGGCCACGTTCAACATGATGGCTTTTATCAACCTCATCTACATCGTCCCCGAGAAGAGAGGCGATGCTGATGTGGTTGAGGTTCTTCTCCGCACGGCGGAGAATTACGCCAGACTGAACGGGGCGGATTCGGTCATAGGAACTTCATGGATTTACCGGGGAGCCAAGGACACATCAAAGATGTGGATCGACGCGGGCTTCGAGCCGCAAGAAAAGATTTTCATCAAACACTTAGAGGAGGATAAACCAAATGGGTGATACAGGTGCAGCAGTGGCGGCTGTTATTTACGCCGCGTCAAATATCTATTCTTGGTCCGAGGCCAAGAGAATGCCGAAGCTTCAAGCCGAGGCAAACAAGGAAGTGCTGCGTCTCCAAAAGGAGCATTACGACGCGATCAGCAAAGAGCAGCGGGAGATCCTTAACGCTGCCATTGACTTCTACCTTGTCAACACGCAGGACCTCCTCGACGGTGACGATTTCGAGAATGCTTTCCCGGACGTGCCTATCGCCGCAGAGTTTGTCCCTGTGGATGCCTGCTGTGTTCAAGGCGCGACCATAGAGTGCAACATCGACAAATCCGAGCGGGCGGACGTGTTCGCTCAAAACATCAACCGGCTCCACGAGCGCAACGATCTCGTCCACGTTCTCCAGTTCGATCCACGGTTCCTCGTCACCCTCGACATCCAATCCCAATCGGTTCAAGACCTCACACGGGGAATCCTGCCGGTAGGGGACGTGGTTGAGGTTCTGACAGACAATGCGGAACGCGCTTCGCTGACAGGACGTATTGGCAACACCCGCAAAACCACGGCCCGCGATCTCGGGATCTCCAAGCTCAGGGCGCAGTCCGAGGGCCGTCGCGAGTTCCGCGAAGCGACAGCGTGGGTCAACTCTGCCGTCAGCCCCCAAAATCGTCAAGTCAACCTCATGGACATGATGGTCAATCCAACCATGCGGATTCAGCTCGCTCTCCAGCAAGCACAGCTCATCCAGCAGTCTCTTCAGAACAAGAACAATGCTCTAGCCCAGAAGGAACCGTTTCTCATGGCCGAGTTGCAGCTCAAGATGCAGCGCGACATCGTGCGTCTTCAGCAGAAGGCTTCCGAGGCGTTGCTCGTCAACACCCACGTTCCCAACTTCGCAGCTATTGTTCCTTCACCTACGATGAGCAATATCACCGGACTTGTTGGAAGTATCGGTCAGGCGATCAGTAATGCTAACAGCAGTCACTTCTTCGGGGCACCTAACCAATCACAAGAAGGGTATTCTGGCGGACGGACGGGCGCACCGGCGGGCCAACCCGGCTCATGGGAGAACCCTCTTAGGGCGCAACGTGTATGACCACTCAAGGGCTATTCTCAACAGACCCCGGAAAGATCATGGATTTTTCTGGAAAACGCGGCGCGGAGATTTTCAACGAGTCTGTGGTTCCACAGGTCAACTCTTTCCTCGATCTGTTAGATGAAGATCCCGCCGGTCTTGATGATGCCAAGCGTCGGCGCGATGAGAATACCTCCCGCCAGATGCAGAATGAGATGTTCGCGGCACAGGAAGATGAGGATTTCATTCAACAGTTCCGGGCCAAGCGGCAGGCTTCGCTCATGGAAAACGACGAGGACCCCGTCGCCAGCTACAACCCTAAACCTCCCGCTGATTTGCCACAGCCTAACATCAATCTTTCCAAAGAGGATGTGGTTCAGGCCAACGCTGGTGACTTCAACAAGGTCAAGCTCAAGCTCGCCAACTACGGCTACACTTCCGACAGTTCTCCTGATTACAATTCCAATGTTCTGAAGATCGGCCACGCCAATAACAAGCTTGTTGATGGACGTTCTGCTGCACTCACCAAAAGTCTCGCCAGACGATACGGTCTGAAAACAGGCGACGAGTTCGAGGTTCTGACGGCTGACGGCGAGGTCATGGTTCGCACTTACGACGACACTGTGCCAACAACGTATAAAGGAAAGCCCCTTCCCGAAACCGTCGATCTCTATGAAACCAAAGGCAGCAACTCTTTCGGAGGAACTGTCGTAGGTATCCGAAAAATGAGCAAGAAAACCAATCCACGAAGTCTTGACTTAGTCTCAAGTCAAGGTGATATTTCCAACTTCTACAAACGCTAATCATGGCTCTATCACCAATCCAGATGTTTCAGAACAATGGCTCGAACTCCATTGAGGGTCTTCTGCGTGCCGGTCCCGAGGCAATTAGCAGCATTATGAACCAAGCGATTTCGCTCGGGCGTTCGATGGCCGACAAGCAGCTCGCACAGGAACGGGACCTTTTCGCCATGCGTCAGCAGGAGACAAACCTGATGCAGCGCAGGGCCGAGAACACGCAGCAGGACATGGAAGATGCCATGCGTTTCAACCGCTCCGCCTTCGAGTCGGATCGCCGGTATGGTTTGGATCAGCAGACACAATCAAGAATTTCTGCCAATGATGCTTTTTCTCGGGACATCCAGAGCCGGAAAATGGGACTGCTTGAGTCTCAATTTGAGTCTGAGCAAGCTGCGGCTGAAGAGGAAAAGCGTAAGCGTGCGGAGGATTTACTGCGGTTCGGTGAGCGGTATGGTGATGGGACAGGAACAGGAACAGGAACAGGAACAGGAACAGGAACGCCAATTAACAATCCTGAGATCGTGGCGAACGAAAAACTCAAGCGCGATGAGGGTAATATGATAGGTGCCCGTAACCTGTTCGGTGTCAAAGATAATGCCGCCGATACTCGGTCTAAAAACATCATAGCTGATGTGGAAGATCAAAACCCAAGATTGCCCCGGCAGGTTCCGTCCTCCGCTGATATGCTCAGTCCTGCGGAAACTCCGGCACCCGACAATCTTCGTAAAACTCGCGAGGAGCGTGCAAGAGTGGAAATGGACTTGAAAGACCCTGCTCTCCAAGGCGAGGCGCGGGTCAACGCTGAAGTCAGAAGCCAAGAGCTGAAGGATGAGGAGATGCGCCTTACTGCGAAGCCTGATGCACCAAAAGCACCTTCGACCACAGCAGAGGAAAAAGAAACATTGGGACTGTTTGACAACAAGACCTTCTTCCCTCCTCCCGTTGGAAAGAATCCAACATCTCAGCAAGTTGAAGAAGCCAAACTTTACGAAAAAGATAAGGTGTCAAACGAGCTGACATCTGCTTCCAACATGGAAGAAAATGAGTATGTCAACAAGGTTCCCGGCCTCAGTCCGGCTGGAAAAGCTGCACGTAAACGCGTATGGAATTACGCGCAGAAGAAGTTCGGGATGACTGGATCGACGACCACACCCCCTTCAAATAGTCCTTGGAATGTTCCCGAATTGCGGTAAAAACACTCATGCCTCTTCCGAAATACTCTGACGCGATCAAGGACCCATTTTTCGCAAACGCCTCCGCCGAAGAAAAGCTTGCGCTGAACGACAAGTATTGGAACGCCTATCAACGCGAGAACCCCGGCGATAAGTGGGGTGAGTCGCAGGCGCAGGCTTCGCGCAGGGCGTTGGAATCCACAGCGGCACTTGCTTCAGCCGACCCCCTTTCCAAGCGTGCCTTGGAGTTCCAGCGCGATCAGGCCGAGACTCAGCTTGTGGTCAACAACCTCGACGCTGACGGCGGGTGGGAATCACCACAGCAGCGCGAGCAAATGATCGGCCAACGCAAGGCTGAACTCGAAGCCAAACGCCAGCAGCTCGACAAGACCTTCTCCCTGTTCAAGCCGGAGGTTGCGAAAGAGATGGAGCCGACGTGGAAGGCACTCGACCGCTACGCTTCGGACAGCGGCTACTTCGGTGGAGAAGGCGGTCTCAAGGGCGCAGCCACGGTTGCGGCTGATGGGGTCACGTTCGGAGCCTTCTCCAAGAAAGCTGCCGAGGACAAGGTCCGCTACGAAAAGCTCCGCGACACTGTCTCCAAGGACTTCAACCTCGCTCCCGAGGAAGTCGATGATGTCATGCGCCATCGCCTCAACAAGTATGAGGGCGATGTCTCCCGTGATGCCTTCGGAACTCTTCACTTCAAGGACAGTGCGCTTGTCAAGAACACTGATGAGATCGAAGCCATTGTGGACAAGTCCAATCTTCCCGATCAGGCGAAAGCCAAGGCGAAGGACGAGGCTCCGCAGCGTGTGGCCCTCTTCAAAGAGAACGTAGTGCAAACCGCCAAGCAGAACTTCCCCGAGCTTGCAAAGGAGCTTGGTCTCGGCGACGACATCAACGAGAACTACCGCAAGATTGTTGATGCCACGAACAAGTCGAAGACGGCTCAGGCTCTTTCGGGGGTTGCGCCTTACGCTCTTGGTAGAGTTGGGGATGTAATGTGGGCCAAACAAAAAACCACAGAAGACCCCTTTATCGGAGCCGTCGCGGGCGAGTTCAAGAAAGTCGCGGAAGACGAGGCCAAGCGCATTGACGGTATCAACGCCCTCTCCGACAAGATCCAGCAGGACAAGGTTCGGATCTTCGGAACAGATGCTGCGAGTATCGGTCAAGGTGCGGCTTCCGTTGTGGAGTCGGTAGCTCTCACCGCCGTAACCGGTGGTGCGGGGAACCTCATCAAGGCCGAGCGCATAGCCCGCGCTGGCAAGGTTGGAGCCGCTGTTCTAGGCGGAGTCAAGGCCGGTCTCACTGTCGCGCCTACGGCAGCAATCTACGGCGGTGAACAGGCGTTGGACACTTGGGAGCGTGCATCCCAGTCCGACGACCCTGCCATTCGTGCGCGTGCTGGGGAACTTGCCGCTAAGTCTTTCTTGAGCGAGTTCGGAGTCACCACAGGGATGAGCATGATTGGGCTGAAAGGTGTGGAAGATATGGGCAAGGCCCTTGCGTCAAAAGCCACACGGGAAGCCTTCGCCAAATCCGCTTCTGCCGCTGTGCTGCGAGCTGCTGACAACTTTGCGCTCGCCCCGATCTCGGAAGCTTTCGAGGAGAGCCTCATCACAGCCCTTGACGCTGTCCACGTCCAGCAGCAGCTCAATCCCGACATGACGGACGAGCAGGTCCGCAAAGCCATCGGCGATACAATCATCGCCACTGCTTTTGCCTCCGGCAGTATTGCTGGAACAAAAGGGACAATCACTCTCGTTGGCGACGTTAAAAACCTTTCCACACGCGACAAGACTACCGAAGAACTCCATGACCTATCCGATGAAGAATACACCGCCCGTGCCACCCAAGAAAACCTTCCTGAAGCTGAAACAGCGGGAAGGGCTTTCCCGACATCAGGCCCAGTTAGCTTGGCAGAAATTGAACGCGAAAGAGCCGCGCAGATCGAGCTGACCGAGGACCCCGAGGAGAAGAAGACCTTGGCCGAGGCCGCGCCGGAAGAACTTGCCGGGGAGTGGGGTGTGGAGCTGAAACTCATTTCTAACAGGGGACTTGAAATAGCGGCCTCCAAGAGACGGTCCGATCTTCTTCGCAAAAAAGAAGGTCGTGAGCCAATGCCGGGGGAGGCTGTCAATTTTTCAGATCGCCCGCAAGAACTCACCAAGGAGGAGCAGGAGGAACTCGACTTCCTCGAAGCGAACGTTGGGGACAACATGGATCACAAGGCTGTGGCTGATCGCTATGGGTTTGATCTGAAGCCGGTGAAGGTTGTGGGTGAGAAAGCCAAAGTGGAAAATACTACGCCTCCAGTAACCACACCGGCAGTAGATCCGGCCCGCGCTGCGAAAGCAAAGCAACTCGAAGAACTTGGTGCCGCCGAAGAGGTTCTCGATTGGACCGAAGAGGACTTCGACAAGAACTGGAAAGGTATGGCCCCCAGCTTTGTCAAGAAGGTCAAAGCCATTGTCTTCGCCAAAGAATCTCAGCAGCCGGGTGCTGCTAGTGAGCCGGTTGTGGTCCCTGCACCCACCACACCCACCGCGACTGCGGCTGTGCCGACCGCGCCCTCTCCAGAGGCGGGAGGGGTTGCGGCGGTAGCCACTGCTGCAAAAACCAACGGCGTTGACCTTCGCGTGGAAGAGAACAAATCCGGTATCCAACTTCTCGGGATCACCACTGACAAGTCGCAGCAAAGAAAGGGTCGTGCCACAGCGGCTATCACCGATTTGAAGCGTGTGGCCGATGAGAAGCAGTTACCGATCTCACTCACGGTTGAACCTTCGGATGAGATGTCGAAGCCTACGCTCATCAACTGGTATTCAAAACAGGGTTTTGAGTTGCAGGAAGATGGCGAGACGATGATCTACACCCCGGAAGTTGACTACGACGCTATGGAGGCGCAGGACAAGGCGTTGGTTGATGAAAATCCCGCGCAACCTTCCGCGCAAAAACCCGCCACACCACAACTCACAACCCCAACAACCAATGAAAGAAAAATCGAAAAAACAGGTCGGCCTGCTCCTGAGCAAAAACAGCCCGCTCAACCCGCAGCAGAAGGCCAAGCTCAAAAAGGAGCTGCACAGCGGGAAGGTGAAGGTCAAGAAGTAGGGACAAAGCCCTCCCCAAAACCAGCGCAACAACCTAAGGCTGAAGCAGTTACGGTGGACAAGACTGAGGACAAAAAAGACCTCCGCAACGCCCCTATCGAGGACATCGCCAGAGCGGTCATCGAGAACCCGAACGATGTGAACGCCGCACTGTTGGTGTTTGCTGCCGCTGGCACCCGTCCGGCCAGTTTGCCGGGGCAGGAGGCTCCAACGACCCAGCCCAGCCTTGTGCAGGGTGAGCTGTTCCAAGGTGTTGAGCGCACCGCTGGGACTGTCCCAAGCTCTCTCTCGAAGGAGCAGCGAAACATGGTTGTCCGCAACATCCAGAAGAGCAAGCTTTCCGCTCGTGAGATTGTGGACGTGCTGGCGCGTGTCAGTCCGAGCGACATGATGGCTGTCACCGAGAAACTCGATGATACCACACTTCGCCGTCTGACGGGGGGTGCCGACAACCGCCGCCTGACCATGCTGTCCGATCTTCGCCGCAACGTAAATGGTCGTCGTGCAGCACTCCCTTCCAGCACCAACGCCTCGCCGATGCAGGATGACATCAAGCGCAAGCCTGTGGATCGTGTGGCCGCTCGTGTGGTGGGGATGGATACGCTCGAACAGCTTCCTGAGACCCACACGCCACAACCCCAGTCGGAGATCCCTGCGAAACAAGGCACGGACAAGGCTCCGGCGAGCGATCTTTCCTACCGCAAGCTCAAGGCCAACGAGGCGGCGTTTACGAAGATTGTTAAACGCCTTATGAGCCATCACGTCTTCCGTGCGGGCAGCTTGGATAACCTGAGCATTGAGGAGATCGGTAAGAAAATCCTCAAGCAGATGACGGATAACATTCTCTTCGTGTATGACAGTGTGCCTGAGAACATCCGCACCGAGTCGAAGAAGTGGTATAAGGGGGCCAACAGGATCGCTAACATGTGGTCTGAACAGTATGCCGTTTCCACCGAGTCTGTCGCCGGTGTGATCGCCGCTTTGTCGCCCCAGAAAGACTGGTTCCAGAATGTATCTCTCGCCGAGCGCGTGCTAGACATCTGGACAGGCAAAAACCGCAAGACCGATGTGTTTGGCCCCGAGATGCAAGCCGCCGCCGCCAAGATGGACGCGGCACAGAAGGAGCAGGCCAAGGGCAAGAAGTATCTCATCATTGACGGTGTCCGCGAAGAACTCTTCGAGCATGGGCAGCGTCTCAAGGAACTGACGGGGCGCAAGTTCGAGGATCTCGGTATCCTCGATAAAGCTTTTTTCATCCGCCTTTACGATGAGACCTACAATCCCAGATCCTATGCGATGATTACCCCCGACGGGCGTTTCGGGAAAGACCACATCAACAAGGACGGTTCACCCACCAAAATCGCTTGGGGCACGGTCCACATGACGGCCTCGGCGGTTTCCATGCTTGAGAATCCGTCGCTCGACAACATATCCAAGGAACTCGGTCACGCCCACAAGATCCGCAGTTTCTACAACAACATCATCAACCCTGACTCGGACGTGACCGTGACGAGCGACACCCACGCCGTCGCTGTGGTCTATATGATGCCGCTGTCCGGTGCGGCCAAAGAAGTTACCGATAACTTCGGCGGGATCACTACGGACGGCTATCGTGGAACCTACGCCTTCATCACCGAAGCCTATCGCCTTGCCGCCAAGAAGCGCGGGGTCAAGCCTTCCGAGATGCAGAGCGTCACATGGGAAGCCATCCGCGACATCTTCCCGGCGGCTTTCAAACGGAATACGGGAAAAGTTGACCAGCTCCGTGAAATGTGGAATAATTTCTCACGCGGAAGAACAAAGGAATCGTATGAAACAATCAGGCAAAGAGCTTACGAAGCAGGTGGAGGATATTCTTTCCCCTCATGGTATCAACAACCCGAACTTGGTCTCGGGGATAGTGGCACTTCTTGGAACAGGACATCCACTTACTCTGTCGAAGATAGCGGGAATCAATCTGATGGGCTACGTTCCGGGGGAGGACGCGGAAACGGACGAAGCGGCAAAGGAACTGGTGCGCGGACTCAAGAGGGACGTGCCGCTGGCGGAGAGCAAGGGACTCTTTTCCAAGATACAGAAGTTGGTGTAGATGACCAAGCCTATCTCGCCGCCGTCGAGGCGGGGGATATGGAGATGGCGCAGCGGATGGTGGATGAGGCGGCGAGGGCTGCGGGGTTCATCATTCGAGGGTATCACGGAACAGCGTATAAATTCACTGTCCCCAAAGGCTACCGTGGTGTTGCAGCGCACCTCACCGCAGACAAAGAAATTGCAGAGGATTTCGCAAATGCAGCAGCGGCAAATGTTCGAGACATAGTGGATCGTGAAGGCGATCAGATGCCTTACGAATCCACAGAACCCATCGTCCTCAACCTGCTCACTAAAGGGAGATACTTTGATCCCAAGGACACCAAGCAAGTTGAATTACTTGCTAAGGAAACCGGCATTTCCAAACAGGAAATCAACCAAGCAGATTATGGGGTATTTGAGGACGCGAGAGTCCAGCAAAGCCTGAAAGACCTTGGCTACGACGGATACTACGAAAGTGAAAGTGGTAATGGGGTGATTACATCCTTTGCTGTCTTCTCCCCGGAAAACATCAAATCCGCCGACCCCGTCACCTACGACGAGCAAGGCAACGTGATCCCGCTCTCGCAGCGGTTTAATCCAGAATCCCGGTCCATCCTCTTCCAAGACACTGAAGGACCCAAAGGCACCTACACCCCCAAGGCCGTAGCGGCAGCGCAGAACGTCAGCAACACAGTCCTCGGGCTGATCGAGGGCAAAGCGGACACCACAACAGGGATTCACGAGGCCGGTCACGCCATCGAAGATTTCCTCCGTGAGATCGGTGAAGGTGAAAAAGCCGATGCGCTTGAAGCGTGGGCCAAAGAGAACGTCGGCGATGACTGGCGCAAGAAGCGTGAATATATCGCCCGAGGCTTTGAGCGTTTTGTTATCAACGGTGTGAAGACGGGTGTGGAATCGGTTGACCGTGCGTTTGCACGTATCGCCGAGATCATGCTCAACATCTACAAGGGCATCAAAGGCAGCAGCGTTGACATCGACATCCCGCCGAACATTGAGAAGATTTTCAACGACCTCCTTTCACGAGGAGCAAAGCTGGAAGCCGAAGGTAAGAAGCCTATTGTTCTCCCCGTTGACATCAAGCGTCAGGCACCGAAGCCCAAAGCCGAAACGAAAGCCAAACCACAGCCCGCGCCCAAACGCAAGATCCCAGCACGGAAAATCCCGGCACCGCTCCCCTTCGGCGTGAAGCGTGAAGACCTTGACGCTGCCCGTAGGCGTTACGGTATCCCCGAGCGGCAAGGGATGGTTGTCCGCATGACCGATGAGGAGTCTCTTGATGAGGCGTATGCTCGATTGGCGAAGCGTGATAAGGGAGATGAGTCCGCGCTTGTCGGCCAAGAGCTTGTGCTGGATCTGATGGGCGACAACAGGGGCACCAACAAGGTCGAGGTCGCGCTGCTCGCCATTCACGGATTCGAGATTCAGAAGGCACTCAAGGATCTCGACAACAAGATCACGAAGCTTGATCCCGGTGAGACGCAGAAGCGGAAGGCATTCGAGACGCTTCAGGAAGCCCTGTTCGCCGACTTCCAAGACCTCGTCAACATCACCCAGCTCCAAGGCTCCCGCGCCGGTCTGGCCTTGCAGGCGATGAAGCTTGTGGCCAACGAAGTTTACAGCGTGGATGCGATGCTCCGCCGCCGTGCGATCTGGAAAAACACCGGGAAGAAACCGGGGCAGGCGAAAGACCCGCTCACCCCGGCAGAAATGCGCGACACTGAGAAGCAATCCAAGAAGATCCTCGAACTCATCAAGGAGCGTGAGCGTCTGATGAAGGAGCTTGAGGACAAGTATAATCGTGAGGAAGCTGCCGCCATTATCTCCAAAAAAGAAAAAGATGTGGCGAAGGAGAGGAAGCCCACTAAACCTCGTGGCGTGCTGGTCGAGAAAGCCGCTGCTGTCGCCACGTCGGCGCGTGATCGTCTGCGGGCGATGGGGGTGGGGGTGACGCGGTTGAGTCAGCTTCCCGAAACCCCAAAAAAGAAAGTCGCTGCTTTACTTGATCGAAGCGGTAATTTCTTGGAGTTGGCTTCTGATGAAACCCACGCATACAAAGCGCAGATTGCTTTGAAAGAAAAAGGCAATAGTCAAGACATCAACAAAGCTCTCCAAGTTGCTTTACAATCAGGCTTCGCAAGAGTTGTGGTTGATGGTAATAATCTCTACGTCGATTTTGGTGAAAGTAAAAACACACTCACGCCGTCTCAAAGAAAAGCACTTATCACACATGCCGAAAGTGTTGGCTATACATCCATCACGACTGATAATTACAATGGCAGTAAGGTAGTTTGGGAAGCTGATACTCTCTTCCAAGACTCCGAATCTACCCAAGTCGAGATCCTCGACGCGCTCTCGGACGTGGGCACGGAATACCTCGCCGGTAATGCCAAGACCATTGAAGCGTTCACCGAGAAGCTCGTGAGTGAGTTCGGTGAGGAGTTTCGCGATCAGGCCGAAACAGTCTTCGGATTGGCCAAGGACAAGCTGGCGAAGTTGGCCTCGACGGCACGCCAGAAGACCCCGCAGGAGCTTTCCTCGCTCATCGACCCAAGTAAGGGTATCAGTGAAAAGATGGTCTATAATATGGCCCTCGGCTTCATGCGCCAAGGTCTCAAAGGTGAAGCAGTGCTGGACGCTGTCACCAAGCTCCTCCAGAACGATTACCCAAACCTCACCCGCGAAGAGGTTGTGGTTGCGTTCACAAATTATGGGCGGGTCAAGAATGTCTCTCAGGAGCAACTCAAAGTTGACATCCGCGAACTCAAAGTTGTTGAACGTCTCGGGGCACAACTCCTTGACATCGCCAAAGGTTTCTTCCCCAAGAAGACGGGACTTCCTCGTGACCCAACCACATCGCCCGTCCGCTCATTGATGAAGCAGATCAAGCAGGCGATGATTGACGCAGGGATGAACTACACCGAGGAGCAAGATAAGAAGACCCGCCTTGCAGGTGCGCGTGACGCTATCAAGCGGCAACTTGAGAATCAACTCAGGGACATGAAATATGCGATTGATGAACGTATCCGCATCGACCGCCCTAAGCGTGATCCGGTGACAGATCCAATCCTCGACGATCTTAAAAAACGTCGTGATGAAATGCTGGTAGAATACAGGGCGATCTTCGGCATCGACAGCAAGAAAATCTCCCTCGAAGCGCAGATCAAACGCGCTTCCAAGATGCTCGACCGCCAGATCAACCTGCTGGAAGCGGAGATGCGCGGTGAGATCCTCGACAAGCCTACGAAGGTCAAGCTGGACAGCCCTGAGCTAAAGGCGAAGCGCGAGCGTCTGGAATCCCTCCGTGAGGCCAAGCGCATCGCGCAGGAAGCCCGCAACCCCAAGAAGACCGCCGCTGAGATCGCAACAAATCGACTTTACGATTCGGTTAATAAGTCCATCGAACGCTTCGAGTATTTCATCAAAAATGGCACCTACCCACCCACAGCTAAGGGCGTGGCTCCGACCCTCAACAGCGTGTTGAAAGAGATGATGGCTACCCGTGACCGTCTCCGCGACACCGTGCGCGAGATCCAGAAGGATCGTCGCATCCTGACCCCGCCAGAAGTGATCGCCCGCAGGCGTGCCATCGTGCAGCTCAACAAGACCATCGCCGACCTCAACGCACGGATCGCCAAGCGCGACTTCTCGAAGCGTGCCAAAAAGCCCGAGTCCACCGACCCGGCAGTTCGCAACCTCAAGGCCACTGTGGTTAGCCTGCGTGCAACCCTCGACCAGCTCAAGAAAGATGCGCTCAAGCCTACCAGCCCTGAAGAGAAGCGCATCCAGCGCATGATCGCCGCGTCGAAGAAACGCAAGGAAAATTACGAGAGGCGTTTGGCCGCTGGCGACTTCGCGAAGGCCGTGAAGCGGGACACCAAAGAGGATTCCCGACTCACCCAGACCAAGATCGACGAGGCGAAAGCAAAGGCCGAATGGTTGGAGGAAGGTCGGAAATATGCCATCGCTAACATGAGCGCGAGCCAGCGTTTCTGGCACTACGTCGGCGGGGCATTCAAGCTCCGCAAGATCACCACGCTTGGCTTCGAGCTTGGTATTGGTATGCGCCAAGCCTACTTCTACACGCTCCGCGCTTGGGCCAATCCGATCAAAGTCACCACAACCTTTGCGAAGGCTTTCTCCGGCATGTTCAGCCGCGACAAGGAGATCGCTTACTACAACGATGTCATCGACCGTCCCAACTCCGTTTACGATAAGCGAATGGATCTCCGGTTTATGAGTCCCTTCGCCGATCTCGACAGAATGCAGGAGGCCGATGCAATCGACCCCGAGCTGATGGAGACCATCAACAAGAAGCTGCCGAAGTTCATCCCCCTCCGCTGGGTCACTGAGCTTGGCCTCGGTGTGGAACGCTTCAACCGCATCGTCACGAACCTCACCCGCGCCCAGATGGCCGACACGCTCATCGAGAAGGGAATCCGCGACGAAGGCAACCCCTCGAAGGATGAGCTTGCAATCATCGGCAACGCCGTGATGAACGCGACTGGCCGTGGTTCGCTCAAAAATCCCAGCCTCGATGCTGGCCTCGCCCTTGCCAACACGGTGACGATCTCGGCTCGGTGGGCGGTCAGCCGCGCCAAGATGAATGCCCTTGAGCCGATCTGGACGCGCAGAGCGAGTTTTGACGGCACGATGAAGATCCGGGCAACCGTCGCTGCCGATGTTTATGGAAAGGCCATTGTAGGCCGCGCTATCCTCGGCACGGTCATCGTGGGCATCGTGCGTGCCATCACGCCGGACGATGAGGAGGAAGACATCGTGTGGAACCCCACATCCGGCAAGTTCGGCGGGATCAGTTACAAGGGCACCATGATCGACCTCGGCGGCGGTATGCGCCCCTACATCAACCTGCTGGCGCAGGGCATCATGGGCTACAAGCTGAACTCCAAGGGAGAGGTCATCCCGCTCCGTGGGGAAGGCTCCATCGGTTTCGGCAAGCAGGACTTCCGCGATTCTCTCTACGACTTCGTGAGGAACCGCGAGAACATCAACATGGCGATGATCCTCGACACAATCACCCAGAAGCATTTTGGCGACATCGCAATGACCCCAACCAGCTTCACCCGTCAACTTTTGGAACCGATCATCGTCGAGGATCTGGTGAACATCTTCGAGACGCATGGAGTCCGTGACGGCTCAGTGCTGGCCACAGCCCTGTTCTTCGGTGTGGGTGTGCGGACACCTTGGGAAAAGACCGAGAAGAAAGAGCCTGAATACAACTGGATCAGGTTCTAAAACCCCAGCTCCTTGAACGTATAGAGAATCCCGTTCAGCCACAGCATCCGGTTCCCCGAATCGACCGACACCTTGATCTCCTCATGGTGCGGGTAGCTGATCGAATGCTTCAGGATCGCGGCGACCACAACCGCCTTGTCGCGGGAAAGAGGCGGCGTAACTGTGCCTAGAAATTCGTCGGAGTAGCCAAACATAATTATCCGTGGTTGGTAAATTTGTCGTGAAGCTCTTCCCGTCGCTTGCGGACAGCTTCGGCGGCAGCTTCGGGGGTTGGGTGATAGCCGCAACTGTATTGCTTTCGGTTCAGCATAACGTAACCTCTCCACGTTGAAGTGTTTTTGTGAAAACAGACACCTTTATACCCGCTCTTATTTGAAGAACATTTCAAGGTGTTTTGACCGTTGTGCGAATTTGTAGCTAATCTCAGGTTACAGGCTTTGTTGTTAAGCCTATTATTATCTACGTGGTCTATCTGAAAATCTCCGGGGTCTATCTTATTGACCATGTAGTAGATGATGCGATGAACTAGATACTGCACTCCGCAAATACCCACACGGAGATAACCCCTATTGTTTAGTCTTCCTGCGGGTTTACCCGGCCACACCCTAATAGATAGCCGCTTGTTCCAAATAAGAAGTCCTGATTCAGGCTCGTATGTGAAAATTTCTTTCAAGTAGGCGAGAGGTGGAAGAGGTGTAGCTTTCATGGAAAAGCTATACCACGCTGACTTCCCTATGTCAATCAAAACTTTTCCGTCTGCGCCCAGTTCGGGCCGATCTCTCCTTCGGTTCGGATCGGAACTTTGAATTTAACGGCGGTTTCCATGACTTCCTGCATGGCTAGGAAATCTTCACGCTTGTAGCCTTCTTTCATGCTGTATAGAAGTTCGTCATGCACTACAAGACGAGGAAAACCTGTTGCATCAAAAACACCTTCCTTGTGACACTTAACCATCGCCATCTTCATTAAATCCGCAGCCGCCCCTTGAATGGTGTAGTTGACTGCTTTATGGAGATTACTTCTTTTTATATTCGGTCCGTAGAAACGAATTGCTTGGTCAAATACAAGAGGCATGGGTCTAGGTGCGCCTTTGGGTGTGTATCGTGGCTCCCAATGATTAAATATAGCACGCCGCCCTAAGACAGTGCGGGTGTATCCATTCTCTTCCGCAAACTTACTCAAATGACTCATCGTTGACTGAACGAACGGGAGACCTCCATGATAAGCTTCAAACAAAGGCATCGCTTCTTCCAATGTCAGCCCTAACATGGAGGCCAATTTCTTAGGGGATGCGCCATAGCCAAGACCAAAGGAAATAATCTTCGCAGGCTTACGTTCCAGCAAAATTCCCGTCATCTCTTTCACTTTCGCGATAGTCCACTTGTGGTAATCTACGAGAGGATTGTCGTTGTATTCTTTACGCAGAGCCACTGACCCCGGCCCTACGGCATAATGCGCCAAGATTCTTGACTCCACTGAAGAGTAATCCCATTTACCGATGGCCACATCCCCTGTATCCGGCACAAAGATCGACCGCACAACCTTCGCCAGATCGTTCCGTGAGGGAACTTGCTGAAGGTTGGGAGAGCTGGACGACATGCGCCCAGTGATTGCCCGCATCGGGTTGAACTCGCAGTGGATCTTGCCGTTGACGTTCGACCCGAGGATGGCGTTTTCGATGAACGTGGACGTGTATTTCTTAACCTCCTCCAGCTCCACAATCAGCGCACCGATGGGGTGGGTGACGGTCTTCAGGAACTCTCCCTTGAACGACGGTGCCCCTGTTTTCTCGGTGCGCGGATAGGCGATCTTCAGACGGTCGAAAACCTTGGCGATCTCCTGTGCAGAGCCGGTGTTGATCGGCTTCCCTGCGATCTCATCGACCTTCTTCTGGATCTCGGCGGCGGCGTTGAGGAATTGGTCGCGGGCACGTTCCGCCGCGTCGAGATCCACACTCACCCCAAGGAGCCGCATCTGGACGAGAACTTGAATCAGGTCACACTCCATGTGGAAAACATCGAGCAGCCCCAGCTCGTCGAGCTTCGAGAACTGCTTGGGCAGTATCTCCAGCGGCAGAGCGGTGTCCGACTCGGCGTAGAAGCCCACAAGCTCGGCGGGGATGTTCCGCAGGTTCTTCATGGCACACTTGCGCTTGTCGCTCAGAGTCTTCGGTGTGCCACGCCCCCACGCCTGCCACGCCCAATCGTAGAGAGCATCCGAGGACTTGCCCCCGCCGACGTGCCGCTGGGCGGTGTCTTCAAGGGTGGCCGACGCTGTGTGGTCTAACAGCTTTTCAGCCGTCCATGTGTCGTAAACCTGCCCGACGACCGGCACATCCTCGTGAGCCAGCCAGCCGAGGTCGTAGAGGAGGTTGTGACCGACCTTGGGTTGATGCGTCAGCGAGAGCTGCTGCCGGACATAGCGGAGTGTCTGCTGCGGATCGTGGTTGAAGCCGGTCTCGTGCCGGATTGGGAAATACTGGTTGAAGCCGTCATTGGTAGCCAGTGAGATCCCGATGATGTGACCCTTACCGCGACCCCAGCCGGGGCCGTGATCTTCGATCTCGGGGTCGTAGGTCTCCACGTCCACGGCAATCGCCTTCGCGCCGGAGAGCGAAGGGAAATTGGTGCAGGGCTTCCACCCCGTGTTCGGGACACGAGGAGTCGGGTTCGGAGAGAACCGCTTGCCCTTCTTCGGTGAGTCTTCAGGCCAGAGTAGCATTTTAAGAGCTGTAAAGGACACTGACCGCACGAAGATCTTCACTGACAGACATCGCTAAAGATCCTGTCGCTGATACCCTAATGTCGTTACCGACCTTGAGTAAAACACCCAAACAGGTTTTTGAGATCCTCATCTTGCAGCTCTTGTCGCAAACATCTTCGATAAAGCCTTCCGACTTCTCTTGAACATATTTGACCCCGCCTTCGGTAAATGCAAAACTCTCACATTCAATCTTCGCAACATCCGCTGCAAACGACTGTTTGATTCCAGCCTTGATCCATTCGTGCTTGTAGAACGGCGAGGTGTCAGTGAGCTGTTCATAAATCAACACGGAGCAGACCGAAGTGCCGTCCGCACAGTTGAACTTCACGGCGGCTTTCTCCAGCGCAACGGACACGACTTTTGACTTTAACTTGAGCAGGATCTTGGCCGACACAAGCGGTAGATTGAACCACATATCGTCGTCGAGGCCGGAGGTGGCTGACACTAGCACGCGCCCGTCGGAAGCCTCCATGACCCCGAAGCGGAAGTTGACACCTTGACACTCAGGTTTGTGGTGAGTCGGATCGACCACATCGGCGCAAAGCTTCAGGTGTTCGAGGTTCAGCTCACATGCTATGGGAGGTGACAGCACATCGAGCGTAGGCATCTCGTCCGTCGGGAGGAAAGGGATGGAGAGTTTCTCCTTGCCCTCTTTCAGCACCAGCTTGCCCTTGCTGAGAGTGTAGGAAACCGCCTCGCGTTCTTTCCTGAAGAACGTGGCAAACAGTGAAGGGCTAAAGCACGCGCCAACTTCCACGCCCACAGGGACGCGGACACAGGCGGTGCCGCCGAATGAGGTCATGTGACCTCCCTCGATCTTGACCATGCTGGCCGTGGGAGACGGAGCGAGTGGGTTGAGCGCGAGGGAGCAGAGGGAGAGGGCGTGTTTCATTATGGTTCGGTATATTCACAGGTAAAGCATAGGCCGGTGTCAGTGTTGGAATCGCGGATGTGGCATCTGTGACAGATAGGGACGCTGAAAACCGGCGCGTCCGACCCCGTGAGCATCTTGAAAACGGGACAGTTGGCCAGCGTGTGAAAAGCTTTAATTTCCTTTTCTGTCAGGTTGAAGAACTGTTCCGACTCATCTTCGATGAAAGTTATCCGCATCTTCATAGTCCCTTCACCTCCCCCTTCGCCCGCGCAATGGCAATCTTGCCGTGAATGTCAACGAGAACAAAGTCGGTGCCCTGCATGTCGGCTATCGCCTTGTCAAGCAGACCCATGTCCTTTGGGCTGTTGGGGTTGTAATCGTGGGTGATGACGGTGTAGCCTTTGGCTTTGTCCAGTGGTAGTGTTTTGTGTTTCATAATTAGAAAGGTTCAATGTCGTCGGCATCATCCGGGGTTTCCCCGAACTCGCAACCCAAAACTTTGGGATATTTATTCTGCGGGGTCACGTCCACACGGATTAAGGAAGGCGTGCGGAGTTCGCCGGAACGGTCGGCGGCTTCTTGCGCGGATGTGGGCAGCGGGAATTTTCCGCTACGATGTTCCCACCAGAGCTTGAGATGGCGCATGGAGCCGCTATGGAAAAAGATGGCCTCGTTGAAGGTGTAGGTGCCTATGGAGTAGCCGACCGATAGATAGGAAAGACCCTTCTTGGAAACCATAGGCTTGAACCTAACGCCGAGAGGGACAAACTCTTCGATGACAGGCTCGACCGGAGCCGCCTGCTTCATAATTTCCTCGTTAGCAGCTTTCTTCTCAATGCTCTTCGGCGGGGGAAAGACATAGCCGCAATCTGGGCAAACCATCGTGCGCGTGTGGAGATAACTGTAACACTGGGGGCACTCCTTGACAGGTGCCTCCCCCTTCACGTCCTGACCCTTGCGCCGAGGTGCGGGGACAACTGGATCATTGACCGGCCCGAGGCGGCGGGTGTTACCTGCAAAATCCAGCACGAGGCCGTTGCGCTTATCAGGATGGATGCGGGTAAGCCTCACGTTACCCTGCACCCACAAAGCGACCGACTGGGTGGCTCGTGCCCAAGCAACTAGATCCAGTGCAGGGAAGTCCCAGCCGCGTCCGTAGAGACCGACGTTGACCAGCACACGGAACTCACCGGCACGGAAGCGTTCCTCCATCTCCTCACGGTATTCCATCGAGTCCGCGCCGGAGAGCATCACGGCGGGCACGCCTCGGGCGTTGAACATCTTGGCGATCTTGTGGCCGTGCTTTACACCGGAGGCAAATACGAGCCAGTGGTTGCGGTCATGGCCGTATTTGATGCACTCCGAAACCACAGCCGCGTTCAGCTCGTCGGTGTCGGCAGCTTCCTGCATTTCCTTCTCATCGAACTCGCCGCCACGCATCGAGATGTTCGTGATGTCGATCTCGGCGCAAGCCCGCTTCGTGACCAGCGGGGTCAGGTATCCATGTTCGACGAACCAGTTGAATTTTTCGGTGCGGGTAAGGTCAATGCTGATCTCGTCCCACAGGTCGCTGTTCGTGAGGCACCCCATACCGAGGCGGTAGGGTGTTGCGGTGAAACCAATGACCCGGAGGGCGGGGTTGAGCTTCTGACAGTCAGTGATGAATCGTTGGTAAAGGGTCTCCTCCTTGGGGGATACGAGATCGCACTCATCGACGATGATGATGTGGAGCTTGCCGATCTGCTCGGCCTTCTTGGCCACAGATTGAATCCCTGCGAAGGTGATAGGGAAGTGGGCTTCCTTGCGCTTGAGGCCAGCGGAATAGACCCCTGCCGGAGCCTTCGGCCAATACTTCAGCATGGAGGCGTGATTCTGGCCGATCACCTTCGCGTCATGCACGAGGGAGATCACGCGGGTTCCCGGCCACTTCGTCACAAGCGTTTTGATGATTCGGTTCATCACGTGCGACTTGCCGGTGCCGCCGGGGCTGGCGACAACCTGATTGCCTTCTTTCTCGAAGAGGTATTCAAAGACGGCATTGTAAATGTCGTCTTGGTATTGGCGGTCGTTGAAGGTCATTGCTTGGTGATGTCTTTGTAGTCCTTGCAAACCTCACCATACTCCTTGCCCTTCGCACAAGCCCAGCTCCCACCGGCAGCAGGCGAAGCAAACTTGCACGTCCGGCAAAGCTTCTGGGCGGGTTCTTTCTTGTGGCAAATCCCGTGGAAGTCGCAAAATTTACACTCCCAATGCGAAGCGATCTCACTCATCCGCTCCGGCGGCTCCTGCGACTCGATGACTGCCTGAGCCTTGTCCACGAGCGCGGAGAACTTGTTCTTCTTGGCAGGAACAAACTCGATGTAGAGATCATCATCGTTCTTGTTGACCGCAATGAAAAGCGCACCTTTCAGCCCCATGTAGCCGCAATAGCCCTGCATCTGGCCGTAGTATTTCGGGTTTGTTTTCTCTACGCCCTCTTTGACGAACTTTTGAAAGCCCTTGTCGTTGACGGTCTTGTATTCCGTGAGCAGCGGGGTTGGCTTCTGGCCTGACAGCCAGAACTCGGCGGGGATCTTCGCCACCCCATCGAGATTACCTTTGAGGTGGTTCTCGAAGTCCCGCACCGAGAATTGCTTGCCCTGCTCATCGACCTCGAAAATCTCAAAGCCGATGCCACGGAGCATCCAGCACATCACGAACTCCTCCCGGTCGCCCCTGCGGAACAAGCGCAGCATCCGGGGCGGAAACACGGGCTTTGCCGCGTGCCGCCACTGATACCACACTTTTCGCAGACACTTCTCACCGAGGCCGCTCAGGCCAAGGTAAGGCCGCTGGCGGTCGTCCTTCTCAATGAAGACGTGGTAGTCTTCAGTCGGGTTGGACATGATGAAGCGGTCGAGGGCTTCGAGGATTTTCGTGATGTCGAGCATTACAGAAATTTCAGTTCAGGTGGAAGATGCGCGATGTCAACAATCATGCGCCCGGTGTAGAGCTTGCGCTCACGGAGCCATGCTTCCTGCTCGGGGGAATAGCGGTTTTTGGGATTTTCGCAGCTTCCGGTTGCTCCTTTGCATTGGTATGCCCCTACATGTTCACTGTGGTATTTGGTCATTTTCATATTTGTTGTTTTCTATCGTTGAGGTAAGCGGTAAACACCGCTTGAAAAGTTTCGAGGTCATTGACCACAACGGCGAGGTAGCCTTCTGCGGCGACAGCGTTGAGGAAGGTTTTTTGTTCTGGTTTGATGCTGCCACCGGCTTTCTTCAGCTCGATGTAGAGGCCGGAGAACTCGTCGGATTTCAGCGGCAGGAACGTGTCAGCAACCCCCGGCAACACGCCGGTCAGCTTCAGCTTCGCAGCTTCCCGCTGGGTGCGCCTGCCCCCGTTGGGGATGGCGTGAAATACCTGCGGGAGCTTGGCGTTGTAGAGAGCCTTCTTGGCGAACTTGGCGCACTCCTGTTGCAGATAGTCTTCGGACTTCTGCCATGCGAGCTTTGCGGGTTTGCGGAGATCTTT